ATGCCGTTCCCACCTACCGAAATCGATGAGAGCTATGAGGGCTTCGACTTCGGCGAGGTTGCCCGACTAGTCTATCCCCATGCGACAGGGCGCAGGCTCGCTCGTGTGCTCGAGGTCAATCCCCGACTAGCGCAGCTTTGGGTCGCCGGCGAGCTTGAGCCGACACACCGTGCGATCAATCACGTCATCCAGCAGCAGACCATTCTGTTGAACCTGGATGTCCAGCCCACATTGCAGACCCTCGTGGACAAATGGATCGCCGAAGGTCTTGACCGAGAAGCCATCGGCGCCCAACTCGCTCTCATGCACGAGAAGGTGGTCGATCGGCCGATCGAGTAAACGCCCGTTAACTGGTTCGCCACGGCGGCTATCGACACCGACCACACTGATCTATAGTTCCGGCCATTCACTGCGGTGAGGACAATCACGTTCACGCCGCACGGAGATTACTTCGATGTGTGCCCCTCCGTCCGGCCCCGTGCCGGACCTTTCCCATCTTCAAGCCGAAATCCTTGAACGTGTGCTCGAAGACCGAGCCGAGTTCACGCCGCTCAGTCAGGCAGGCGCCGACGACATGACCGTCGCGACGGCCCTCTATCGCGTGGCACTTGCAAGGATCGCCCTGCAGGTTGCGGACCCCGTTGTCCGCGTCGCAGCGGCTGAGGCACTCAAGAACCCATCACCGTGGATGCTTTCTCGGCTTAGAGAGCTCTCACGCGGAAAACCGTGGGAGATGATGCTCCTGGACGGACTGTCTGCGCTCGCAATCGCCGGGTCGACCCAGCAGCTGGGAGGCGGCAATGGCTGACAGGTCGAATGACGTGAAAGTGGACGTCGCTCGCATCATTGAGGGTCTGCGCGAAGCCGCGAGGATCGCCAGCGGCTACGTCCCGACGGAAGCCGATCTGGTCGGGGCACCGCTGATCTCGAACTGGGTACTTACGTTGCCCGGGCCATGCCTCCTCGGGGCCATTTCCGGCCACCCCTCACTCGGGGACAGCGCCCTGGCGTCAACATCGATCGTACTCGCGATCGACATCAACGCCGGCTGGGCGAGGACGGTCAGCCGCTATTACAGGCTTGGTCCCAGCCGTGAGGAGAGCGTTCAATGAGCGACGACCTCAAAGCGCTGGAAGCGTTCCTCTACGGCCGCCAGCCCTTGCTGGATGAGTTCGAGGCAATCTGTCGCGCAGTCCTGGCCGATGATACCGAGTGCGTAGGGATGCTCCTGGGCAACATTCGCTACGACATTTCCGCCGGCACGATCAGGCCGACGATGACTAAAGTGCCGGCCGGACGTCGCCGTGATCCTGACCACCCGTCAGTTTGGCATCCTGACCGAGGGCAGCTTGTCGAACTCGTCGGTCGCTTCATCGAGGTTCGATCGCGTCGGTGGAACGTCGACGAGCAACGCATTGATCCCGCTCCCGAGGATTGGCGTGATCTACTGCAGGCCCGCTGGCCCGGTCAGTTCGATTGCGAGCTCTCTGTCCACGCCGGCTGGCTCGACTTAATCGTTGCTGTCCATTCGTGGACCGAGGAGCTTGGCGCACGCATTTCATGGACGCAGATCAAAGAGAAAATGGGCGGACTGAGGCTGTATCACAGCGGCCTTCGCAGTGAGAACTCCTCAGTCGAGGAGATCGTCACGATCGCCGAGCACCGGTTGAGCGAGCACGTTTGTGAAGTTTGCGGGGTGCCTGGTTGCTTGCGTAAAAGCGGGGGATGGTACGCGGCCCGCTGCGATGAACACGTGAGACCCAACAGGTGAGCGACAGCGATTTCATCTCCTATGCCCAACGGATCGTCACATGACCGGAATCTGGGTCATGAGCGATTTGCACGTCAACACCGCCCCGTTCGAGCTGCCGCCAACGCCCGTTGACGCCGACGTGCTCGTCGTTGCCGGAGATGTTGGTGAGGGCTGGCACCAGTCTCTTCGCTGGTTGTTTCGCGCTGCCCGGCGCGGCTTGCCGGTCGTGTTTGTGCCAGGAAATCACGAGTGGTACGGCTACGATCTTCTCGACGATCGCCGCGAGGAACTGGCGCACCTCGGCGTACATCTGCTCGAACCGCACTCTCCCGTCGAAATCGCTAGCGTTCGGTTTATCGGCGGCACGCTGTGGACCGACTATGCCATCGAGGGAGATTCCGCAGCAGCACTCTGGTGGGCCAAAACCTCATATCCGGATTTCTGGAATATCGACGTCGGCATGCGCCGGCTACGGCCAACCGACTTGCTCGATGCTCATCGACTGCAACTCGCAGGCATTGAGGCTGACCTAGCGCAGGAGTTCGACGGATCGACCATCGTCGTCACGCACCACGCGCCCCACCCCGGATCCCTTGTTGAGGGATTTTCACGCGAATCCGCGGGCAGTTACGCGAGCGATCTGACGCACTTGATCCAGAGGTACAAGCCAACCCTGTGGGTGCATGGGCACGTGCACCAGAGCTTTGACTACGTCGTTGAGGGCGACGACGCGTCTACACGGGTTGTCTGCAACCCGCGTGGCTATGCGCCCACTAGAAGCGATGGCTCGAGAGCGGGGAACCCAAATTTCCTCACAGATTTGGTCGTCGAGGTCGATGACCCAGAACTCTGCGATACTCCAAGGTTTAGGTGACAAGTGCAGGTCTGCGCAAAACGACCGAGGTAAAGACTACACGATCTCGTTGCCGCTTCTGCCAGGCCGACGAGGCATGGCTGTGCTGGCATGAATCCGCGGCGGCATCCCGCAGGGGGAATCATGCCAGCCAAAGGGAGGCTGGCCAGGCTGCTCGCTGAACGCTCGATCGAACTGTTGAGCAGCATGGAGCAGCCGAACAAGCGTTGAACACAACACTGGCAGCGTGCGCTAGTATTCGCGTATGCGAATCGACTTATCCGAGCAGTCCATCGACGCGGTCGTTGAGATCATCTCCGGCGGTCCGGCTAATGGAATCAGCGAGTCGATCGGCCTTTACCGACAGGGATGGCGCATCGAAGCCTGGTTCAAGAGCCTCGGTGTTCCATTCGACTTAAAAGCCGAGTCCCGGGTCGCGGCGACAAAAACGGCTATGCACGCGGCGATGTTCATCGATCCTGGCACCGGCGAGCTCATGAAGAAGATCGTCGAAAGCGCTGCCGATCCGCGAGATTTCATCAATGAACCAGAGCAGCACAACGCAGTCGTCGAGTATCTCAAAGGACACTTGTTTTTCGATGGCCTGAAGCTCGAGCACGCTGGTCGCTCGATGCGCCTCGTCGAGATCGCCGACACAGCGCCAGTTACGAGCGAGCTGTCGGCAATGGCCGCAGGCATCGATTTTGACACGGCCAGCCGCGATCTCGATCGAGCACTTCGAGCCGCTGCGAGCGATCCGGAGATCGCAGCCACCGCAGCGTGTGCCATCGTCGAGAGCGTGTGCCGGTCGATCCTAATAGAACTCGAAATTGAGCTTCCCGCCAAACAGGACATCTCGAGCTTGTACCGCGCCATTCGTGACCCGTTGGGCCTGGATCCGATGAAGGAAGGGCTGGCGCCGGAGATCGTCAACGACGTTAGAAAGGTGCTGTCGGGATTGATCACATCGGTTGAAGGCGTCGGAGGGTTGCGCACCCATTCGGGTGGTGCGCATGGCAAGGAGCGGGGTTTCAGGCGCATAGACGCACGCATAGCCAAGCTCGCAATCCACTCAGCGTCGGCAGTCGCCCTGTTCCTTATCGAGACGTGGCAACTCAGGTTCCCGGGCCGATCTCTTCCACTCAAGGAAAAGGCCGGCGCATGATGTTGGCAGTGCTGTTGAAGAGATGATCGCGTTCGCGGATTGGCAGGCGTACACTTGGAAGAATGAGCTCAGGCTGCATGCGGAGCGGGTTCTGACATCACTGGCAGAGATCGTCGATCCCGACTATGCCGGCGACCATAATCCACACCACATGCTCGAGCGAGCGATGGCTCTGTCCGCGTTTTGCATCAGGCGGATGCACGAGAAGCGCCTCGTCACTGACAGCTTCAGGTCCGAGAAGATCAGCGTGAGGTCATTTTTGGCCCTGAAAGACGACTTCAGGCCGCCGTTTCACAGTTCGAGCGGCGGCCGGGCATTCACAAACTACGACCTGACAAAGCCGGTGTGGGTGCAGCTAGGGCGAAACGACGTCGCGAACCAGATCATCCACTCGTCGCAACTCATGGTCGCCATTGGCGAAGAGAATATCGAAGACGGGATCATGGTAGCGTCGGACTGGAGCCTCAAGGTGAGACTCCTGCACATCACCGCAGCGGAGTGGACGGCCTTATACTCCTCAGTGCTCGACAACAACGTCCGCATGCAGACGGATGCATGGAATCCCGAAACTGGCGAGGTGAGCTCGATCCGAGATTAGGTGCTCTGCGTCGGATCGGCAGCACCCATTATGCGCTAGGATCGATGCCGCGCCTACAGCTGGTGGACGATGCCGAGGTTCGAACGAGGGACAACCAGTTCTCGCTAACCCCACTTCAGTTTCATCGTCGCCAGTTCCTCACGCATAGCCCGAGACCACACCAGAAAGTCTCCTCGATCGCGAGGCTTGTTGGAGATGTCCGCGAGCTCACCAACCGCTCCCTGGACCATCGCGATCGCCACCCGCAGACTCTCCCGGGTAATCCCGTGCTCTCGACAGAAGGTGACCTCATCATGCGCGAGGGAGCGAGTGAGTTTGCGCGAGATGTAGGCTGCGACGAGCTCGATCTCCTCTAACGTGGGTGAGTTCAGAAGCTGTCGCCCTGATTCCGACGATACCGGGCGAACTGCATAAGAGACTCCCACGGGAAGGCTGGTTGGGCTGCTGACTGTAATGCGTCCAATAAAGGCGCCATCCTTGGACCTGCCAATTTGGCCAGCCACGGCCCTTTCCGCGTCCAGTCGTGTCCTCACACCAGCAAGCTCCTTAAGGTCCTCCAGCGCCGCTCCTAGGCGGTTTGGGCGGGTCTCGACAGGGGGCAATGCCTCGTTTCGGTCCACCGCCTCGGGCTGGGGCGCTGCCCTGCCAGCCTCGCGCCGGTGCTCTGCAAACTCTCCGGCGGGGCGAACGAAGCGGTGCCGGGAGAGATCGAAGCACTCCAGGATCAACCACTCGGGCCACATTGGAATTGCCGGATAATCGAAGATGCCGGCGCTCACGTAGAAAGCGCTACTTCGCGGGTTGCGGATGGGCTCCTTGTCAATGAACACATCCCCGAAGCGCTTGCTGAGGTATTTCGCTGCCCGCGCTCTATCGCTGACGAGCCACAGCCCGTGCAAATGCACATCTGCGCGGCCCGCCACAGGGTCGTACCGGACGTGCACCGCCGAGAATTGGGGCCTCGCATGTCCCGTCGCGGTGAGATGTTCGACATATGTATCGACAGCAACGGACAACTGCTTGATGCACCCATCGAGGCCGCCCGGAGGCGGTTTGTCGTCCAGCAAACGCAGAGACACGTGACGAAGCGCATGGCGGTTGTCCTCGGACAGTTGTGCGGCGAAAGCGTCAAGCTGCTTGGCGTATTCGTTCGCTCGCTTCAACCCTATCGCCGGAAAGATCCCTTTGCCCCGGATCTCCGGAGGAAACGGTGTCTCCCGCTTCCGAGGCTTGAATGCCTCTTCTCCTACGGTCTTGGTAATGTGCTCCGTGATCGAGACGATTTGCTCCCTGGTGAGCGAGAGCCTCCCTCTCTCCTCTTGCGACTTCGCCATGACCACCCACTAACACCCGGAACGGCACCGAGCAGGGCGGTGGGCCTCCTGCTCCGGTGCCGGCCGCGAATCCTCAATACGCCGGAGGTACTTGGTCGCGCCGATATGTCCGGGAGTCGAGACATGATCCGGTGCAACGAGGTGTGTGGTTAACGCCGGAGAAATGCCGATCCTGATCCTTCGAGTCCGTGTCGACAACGTCTCCAACATACCGCATTCGCGGCTGGTCGGCGCCCGCTAACGATACGGATGGCCGCCCCCTGCCCTGTCTGGATCGCCGTTACCTCCTCATTCGCCGAAGAATTCGCCGAATGAGGAGGTAACGGGGGTGTTGACGGGTTTCATCCATTCGGCGAACGCAACTTTATCAGTACACGATCGAGTATCTCGTGGTCCCGTTCCGTCCATTCAGCGCCAGGCCGGCGTGGAGGGTGGAGAGCTTTCGGGTTGAGCACACCAATGGTGTTAGGCAGGCGTGTAGTGTCCCGGTGCTCAGCTCGCGGCCTAAGGCGATCGACAACCACCTCCCTGACCGAAGCATGGGTGTAGCCCTTCTCCCGAAGAAAGAGCGTGGCCACATCCACCATAGCCCGAACATCAATCGCGACTTGGGCCGCCGTGGGGACCGCAAGCACGAATGCCGCCGCCGCCACGATGGCACTGTCGACATCCCGTGGCTCCGGCTTCCCCTCCGCACGGCGGCGATCGTGCCATGACCGGCAAAGCTCGACGTTTCTCCGCCGTGCTGCGGCCTTGGTTCCTAGCGCTAGGGGTGATGGTGTCGTGTTCATGACGTCAAGGATCGCTACCGCCTCAGAAAGCCACAAGCGATTCACGCCAACTTCGTGGATCCCTAAAATTGCCACTTCCATATCGGTGGATCATCAGGAATCTGTATGCTACATCAATGCTCTAGGGTCGGGAGGCGAACGAATGTTTGAGGTCAGCGACACTGAGGTCATGCTTCTGCGCCAGAGAAATCAGATTCTGGACGAGGCTAATTCGACCATCGCGTGGCAGAACTCCGAAATCGCCGCCTTGCGCCGAGCGCTTGTCAAAGCGCGGAATGACCTCGAAACCGCTCGAGCGGAAAGCACCGCGCTGAAAATCCAGCTGACGCGAGTGAGTCTCCGGCACTAACCGCAGGGCGGCGCAGGCTACATACTTGGTAAGCTCGCCAGTTCGGTGTCGGAGGTGTGCCACGGCTCCGGCACTACCGTTGCACGCTGAAAATCGCGCACGGACTCGCTGTCGTATGACAGTACCCCCCTGATGGACTGCCTGCCGGAAATGTGGTCCGCCAGAGCTGCCTCGCTGGCCAGGGAGATCCGCAGAAGCATCTCGTGCGGCATGGCGGCGAGCCAGATCGCTGCGCTCGGCTCGACACCACGAACCATGGCGGCGGACGGGGTTTCCGGGTTTCGGACAAGCTCGCGAGCGAGCTCCTGTATCCGAGCATAGCGGCTTTCACGTTCTGGCGCTTCCGGCTGAACATCCTCGAAACCGATGTCGGCAGAGATCGGCTGTTCCACTGGCGAGGATGGCGCCAGCAACGTCACAAGCTTGCCCCCGACCCGAATGGTTGTGACCGCGACCCACCTTATCGCCCTTAGCGTCGCCATTAGGGCCCTGAAAAACGATCTCACTGCACTTCTCCTACAATCTCACCCTGCGAAGAATAGCGCCCAAGGAAGCAAGGAACGAGGAGAGCAGACCGCGGCAAGCTGCGCTTGAGACTTTGTCCGTGTTCCTTGCATCACCCTGACGCATCATCGATGCGGGCAAGGAGAACACCACCCGTGAAAGTCAACGACATTGTCCGTGCTCTGGCAGGCACGACCGCGACCGGCATCGTCGAACTCGCAGAGGACCTTGGCGCTCACGTCAGGGACGTGGCATTGGCATACGACACCGACGACCTGCCTCCAGTCGCGCTGCGTGTGGCAATTGCGCGAGAGCTCGGACTGTTGGCGTCCTTTCGAGCACTGGCAGGGCAAACGTCGCTTGAGGAACTGGAGGCCGAGCGGAGTTTTCTGCAACGTCGTCTCAGTGAAATCGAGCTCGCTATGAAGAAAGGGCGGCTCAACAAAAGTATCTCGCAAAAGTTGGCCGATCGACAGGAGACACCTAGCTACGAACCGATTTCCGCGTTGCTCGCCCAAATGATTGAGGAAGAGAAATAATGTCAAAGACTTGGTTCACGGCGGACACGCATTTCGGTCACGCCAACATAATTCGATTCTGCAACCGACCATGGCAATCAGTTGAAGAACACGATCGTGGGCTGATCGAGTTATGGAATTCCGTCGTCGCACCTGGGGATACCGTCTTTCACTTGGGTGATTTCGCTTACAAGATGCATCCCCGGGAGATGCTGAAGGTCTTTGGCTCGCTTCATGGAACCAAGCACTTGATCCGCGGCAATCACGACAATTCGGCCACCGAGGCCCTGCCGTGGGCGTCCGTCTCCGAACGCCTCGTCACTTCCGTGAGCAACCAGCGCCTGGTACTTGACCACTATCCGCTGCGCAGCTGGAACGGCAGCAACCGAGGCACGATCAGCTTATTTGGCCATGTCCACAATCGGATCGAGAACTACTTCAATAGCTGCGACGTCGGCGTCGATGCCTGGGACTACATGCCGGTCGATCTAGCAAGCATCCTGCGTCGTCTCGCCGAGGTACCCGCTGCGCAGAATGACGCAAGTGACGAACTGGGCAACGACCCGCCCCCAGGCCCCACGTTGTAGCTCCGGTGGCGCGAGCGCGGCGGCAGGCAGAGCTGGACGATCTAAAAGTCACAGCTCATACTCGCCTAGCCGTTCGAAGCCTCCCGCGCACGAGTGTAGGCACTGAACTCTAGACTACTCTTCACAGAGTACTCGAAGCTGACGTCCTGAAAGTGCACTGCGCTCGGGTTGTAGAACTCGATCACCGGACGAGGATGTCCGCAAGCCGAGCATCCCACTTGCTCGCGCATGGACCGCATCGAAGCGTACATATCAAAGTCCGCGCCGAAGGTGAGCTCGAGCACGCTGAGATCGATCGGCGCCTTGTGCCACCACCTCTCGATTCAAGGATCACCACACGCTTCTGCTCGATGAACTCGCGGACGGAGCGAGGGAAGCGGTCCATTACTCCAACTCCGGCACGTCGCCAGCTTGGAACAGCACCACAGGGGGGCCGAACTCGCCCTCCTTGAGGTTGGCGTCGCGGGACCAGGCGATGACGCCGGGATGTCGGGTGGCCATTTCCCGCGCGGTCTGAATCGCGCGGCGCTCGTCTGGCATTTCGCGCGGTTCGAACGATGGCAGCAACTCACCGTCCTCGCCTCGGTCGAAGGCGAGCAGCACGATCAACTTAGTCTTCTGGGCTTTCGGCTCAGGGGCCTTTCCGGGAGTCGTGAGGGGTTGGCGGTACATTGGGATCTCCGTCGCGGACCGGACGAGAAGAGTAGCATCCAGAACAAATGGAGAACAATGGGTGCCTTGCGGCTCCATGCCCCTCACGGCGCGGCCTCCAGAAGGGAGTGGATTGGTGGTCGGCAGCCGGGAGCCCGCCCCCGCGAGATCGCGGGCACACCACGTGCAGCTGCATCCTGCTGAGGCGGTGGCGTCCTTGTTGCTGACCGGCTGGAGGGTCTTGCCGCAACCCAAGTCCCCGTCGCCCGCGGCGTCACGGAACTGAAATCGAGTTCAGTTCCCTTTTCTCGTATTCTTTCTTGGGTAGCTGCCACTGCGTGATAATCTTCTATTATCGCGCAGTGGCGGGACCACAGTGGCACTATCGTCGCCAGCTGACTAGCAATCGAAATTTCGTTAACTACGTTCCTGACTTGTCCATTGAACGAATCCGCAGTCCAGATTTCTCTTTACCTAACCGCACTGGCGCTGATTACGACCGGCGGACTAGAAAAGACTGCAACGCCTCGCTGCGGTGGCATCCCCATTGGCGAAAAAGCCCCCCGACCTCGTATCAACCATATGGCGCCCCTCCGGCGCTGGCCAAGGAACCTTTGCATGCACCGTAGAATGAATAACTTCACTGAACCCCCACACTCCGCTTCGTACTCTGTACGGTGCGGCCACCGCTCCAGCGCGGCTGGCGCCGTAAATTGCCTGCCGGGGGCAATCTGATGCCGCGGATGTACTCAGTTATCGTCGATGGTCATCTCAGCGCTGTTGGTAGCACGCCCGAAGAAGCTCTTGCAGCCGCAAGCGACTTGGACGGTCTGCCCTCAAGCTCCAAGGCCGTAAGCATCACGACCGAACTCGCTTCTGCAATCGCCGCCGGCGTGGACGATCATTGGATCGTGGCACCTGATGGGAGTCTCGACGTCGATATCGACTATCTTGTTCTCCGTGTCGACCTGGCGACGGATCTGGCCGACCTGGTTGATAGCCTGAACCTGCTTGAAGAGTGCGGTCTCGATTGTGAGTTCGATATCGACCTCGAGGAGTTGCCGGCGTTCGGCGGCCGGCGTCCAGAACATGAAGGCGTGTTGTCGTGGGATCCCCATAACATGCTCCTCCTCAACGAGGCGGGCACTGAAGGCACCTTCTTGGTCGTTCCTCGCTAGGGACCCCGACATCTCTGACTTGCGCGGATGCCGGCGGTCGTCGGCGTCCGCGACCCTAGCTCGGCATTGCCGGCTGGGACGGCCGTTTGCGCCATTCGAATCTGGAGACCTCTATGAACTACGCTCAAACTAACAGTGGCTTCGCGGCCATGCTCTCTGCCAGCACCATCAATACTCTGCGCACCGCCGGCATTCAGGTAACCGACGGCGGTGCGATGTCGGTCGACTACGGGACTTTCGTCCACAGCTACGTCCACCACACCAAGCTGCCCGTTATCGCCGTCGCGGCGACCCTGATCGATCCCGTCGCGGCTCAACTGAAGTTCGCCCGCGTTGAGATGCGTACCGTCGTGACAAAGCGGTGGTCGATGGATTCTGACGAAGCCCTTGCCTTGGCGGAAGTGGCGGGAGCCGATGTTCGCCCGCCTTTCTGGTCCCAGCGGGATGCCTATGCTCGGATTGTACGGGATGTGCTCGGCAATCACGGCCTAGTCCCTTTCTTCGAGGACGCCGACGGGCATGATGATCTCGGAAGGATCCGGCCGCGTGGCTACAGCACCCCGGACATCGGCGGCGACAAGGCGGAATTCGACGCTGAAGTCTTGAAGTGGCAGAAAGAGTTCCGAAGCCTCCCTCGGCCGCGCAAGATCCTGCTTGCCACCGTCATTTGGCTCTACGCAGGCGACGACAACAATTTATGGATGCGGAAGCTTCCTCGTCGCTGGCTCGCGGTCGACGCTATTGCGGAACTCCGCCGCGCTGGCATGTTGCGCGATTGGGCTCGCGTGGTTGCCGCCTATTCGGGCTGGTAGGCGGCAGACCGGGTTGCGTTCTCCGAGAGGCTGGTTCGCACCAAGACCGTACATTGATACGGTGTCTACCGCGTCCGGCCTCTCGAAAGTAAAGAGGTGGAGTCCAGCTCTGTGCCATACCGTCAGCGATCCTGGAATCCGTGATGTTCAGGTGACTGTCAGACTATTCCTCACGTTGTTGTCGTGTGCGGCAGGACAGACGTGACGGCAAGCAAATCGTGCAGCGTGTGGGTAGAGTAGCGCTGCGTTATCGCTCCTGCGGGAATCAGCATATCTCAGGACTTCTCCTACCTCCGGCGACCACCTGCGTGGATCGCAGGCCGGAGCTTGCTCGACGGTAACGATGGCCCGAAAGACGGCGAAGACAGAGAAAGGACAACCGGACCAGGATCTCCTGTCGCGTCCGCCGGACCCTAATCAGCATCGGCTCCCGTGCTTCGCGGTTCATGATGAAGACCTTGAGGAAATCCTCTCCGACATTGCCGACAAAGAACCTGGCATCGTTCGCGCCGAGCTCAAGCGCACCACCGGCGTAGCGCAATATGGCGTCGACGTTGAGGGGTTCTCGGACGAACAGCAGCCAGTGCTGGTCATCTCCTGCAAACGCTACAAGAAGATTCAGCCAAGCGATCTTGCCATCTGGAGCACCGATTTCCTCAAACATGTCGGGGGCCACTGGAAAGACAAGGGCGTCGAACGCTTCGTCCTCGCGGTCTCCGTCGACCTCAATGACGACGGCCTAAACGACCAGATAACGCTTGAGAGCGCCCGGTTCAGGGCGCTAGGCATTCGCTACGAAGTTTGGGGTCTCAAGAAGCTCACCGAGAAGCTTCGGCCCCTGCCCCACACCATCGTCAGGTTCTTCCCCGCCGGCTGGCTGGAGAGAGTCGGGGCCGGCATGGGACTTGTTGCATCGACGGCGGTGCCGAGCCCTGGGACGTCAACCGCGAACTCGATCGCGACCGCTGCCGTCACGCAATCGCTAAATGGTGTCGCTGATGCCGTGCGCCAACGCCTCGGCAGCGCAACGGCCGATCGGCTCGAAACCGCACTTCAGAACCTTCATGAGGGCATTGCGAGACCCCTGCGTTCGTTAGTAGCGGAGCTCAAGGCCGATCGTATCTCATGGGACGCGTTAGCGGACGATATCAAGGCGAAGTTCCTTCGCGCCGAAGGCTCGCTTGCCATCAGAGACAACGACCTCGCGTCGGCTAAGGCATGCTACGCCGACGCCGCCGTCTACTCACCGCCGCCTGATCGTACACCTTCGGTTCTGGTGGCTCGGCTGGAGGTCGGTCCAGCGTCCGCACTCGAGCTCGTGTGCAACCCGGCCACCTCTTCTGAAGCGAGCATCCGCACCGGGCTCCTTCTAGAGCTTGAAAAGCCAGATGAGGCGCTCGGAGTTCTGGACGTATGGCCGAACACCTCGCCGACAGATGATGCCTATGAGCCAGCACGGCTCCGCTCGATAGCACAACTCTGGCAGGACAGACCCGGAGCCTTGGCGACCATCTCGAGGGTCGAGCATGTCGCGCCGCGACAGTTCGCTGTACAATGGGCAGCCGCGGTGGTTCGGTTCAACTTTGCCTTGAGCGGCAAGTTCGCCCCAACGCTTTCCACGTTTCCCAACCCTATTCCGCAGGGATTGGTCCGCGAAACCGAGGACGCTCGGCGTGCCCTCGACGAGGCTGAGCGCATCTTCGACATACTGTCGCGCACCGTCGACACCCCTGACCAAGCTGCTGACCTGCGGGTATGGCGGCTGGCTTGCCTGATCCTGAACCCAGGCCGGTCGACAGATGCGGGCCAGTTCGCAGCGGCCCTGCTCGAGGGCGACAATCCCCACCCAGGTGCAGTGGTATGGGCTACTGCGGCGGGGTTAGCGTTCGATCAGGACGATGTCGTGCGAGCGCTGAATAGCCGACTGAATTCAGGCGCCGCCGACGCTTCCCACGCAGTTGCCATCGCCTATCTTACTTTTACCCGCGGCGCGAAGGATCGGGCGCTCTCGGCCCTCAAGCGGCATCGGAAGCTGTTCAGTGATGAGTTGGACCTGAAGTTGGTCGACTATTGGATTGCTCTACTGGGTGGGAAGGGCGGCGACAGTCGAAGTCAAAAGTTCAACGCCGCACTTGGTAAGCTCAGGACCAAGGGCAATCCAACCGACTTGCTCGAGATGCTGGACACTGGGACGCTCGATCCCGACATGCAGCTAGCCGCTTTCGAGAACCTCGCGCTGAACGGTAAGTGGATCGAGATCAACGACCGGCGTTCCACGCTCCTCGCATTCCGCACCTCAGAGGCTTCCGAGATAGTCATACGAGCCGCGTTCGGCCTCAGCCTCCACAAGGATGTGGTCTCGCTGGCCACCGAGCTTGCCGACACGTTCTATGGATCGCGATTGCCCGTGACCCTGGGCGTACTACTCGCAAAGTCGCAACTCTCGCTGGGTGACGCTGCACTGGCGCTGCGAGCATTCAAGGAAATGCGTGCCAACGACAGCAGCAACGAGCTGGCATTCGAAGACGCATTGATGCGTCTCAGGATCGGCGATGTGACAGGGGCTGCGTCAGTCCTTCGCGGCAGGAAGACGCCAGACGGCAGCCCGGAAGCGCTGCTCAAGATCGCTGCGGAACTTCGCTACGAAGATCCCGAACTGGCCAAAGATCTACTGGCGGGTATTTCGTTTGGCAACCTGAACCGCAAGCTGCTGCCGCAGGCTCTTACGCTCGTCAACGAACTGGGACTCCGGGCCGCCGCCAACGCTATCATGCCGCGCCTATTCGGTCCTGACGCCCCACCATCAGGCATCACAGTCCTCAACAGCGTCGAGGAGGCGATCGAGTTCGCCAATAGCAATGCTGCCCGGATACAGGAAGCGGACGCCGCGCTGACCGAGAAGTGGCTCCGCGGTGAAATACCGCTACACCTCGTCTTCGATGGCCGCGCGACCGACTTGGCATGGTTCTTTCACCGGGCCTTTCGGGCACGCCCGAGGTTGCAGGACGACGGCACTGTCGTTGGCAAGCCCTTCCTGCTCCGAGCTGGCATACGTCAAGTGGAGACCACCGCCCCAAGCGGCCTCCTCGTGCTTGACGCAACCGCCTTGCTGCTGGGCCAAGAGCTCGGACTGCTCGAGCACCTCGAGCATGCCTGGCCGCGCATGCTCTTACCCAATGAGACCCCCGAGCTCCTGCGAACGATGGAGATCGAACTCGAGGAGCAGTTCGGACATGTGGCCGATGAAGCTCACGACATCCGACGCGATTTGGAGGCGGGGCGCTTCGCCAGCTCCGGCTCAAACGCTCGAGTTCGCCGGTTGGTCATAACGCCTCAGGGAGAGGATCCCACCCACGTTTCACTCAATGTCCTTCTCGCCCACCTCGTCGCGCACGGCATGGATCGCGAACTTGCCGAGCGGGCCAAGGCAGAACTGTCGCTGGATCCCGTCGCGGATGGACCGCCCCTCAACCTTCCTCTCGAGTTCGAGGTTGAACCGAATGAACTCGTGACCCTGCATCGCGTCGGCCTACTGAACCGGCTTGCAGAGAGTGTTTCGTTCTACGTCGCCGACGCGAGCACAATGCGCTGGCTTTCTGGGTTCGATGATCATCTTGAAGGACAGGCACTCGCCGGCAAGGTCAAGGCGCTCCGAGAACTCGTCGCGAAGAAAGCCAATTCCGGAACCTGGGGCTTCCTGCCGGTCGACCTAAGCAAACGCGATGGTCTCCGGGAAATGGGGGCTAGCGGCCGCCTATTCTTCAGCCTGATCCGTGCCGGGGAGCGCGAACCCTGTGAGATTTGGGCGGAGGACCGGACGCTGTCATTGGTGGGCAAGCTCGAGCAAGCCACCATCATCGATGTCCGAACCGTCCTCGGCCGCATTTCGCATCGGTTGTCCGAACCGCAAGTCGCTGGGGCCTGGAAACGTTTGCGAGCGGCCGGGTACGGCTTCACTCTGCCGGCGAATGAGGCAATTGTGGATGCCCTCTTGTCGACAGCAACCGAGGGCGCGGTTCTCGTCGAGAGCGACGAGCTTGCCGCCATCCGCCGGGACTTTGCGGTTCAGTTTGCGAACTCGCGGCATCTCATCGACAAAGCCAGTGTAGCTGCACCAACTGAACCGGAATTGCTCTTTCTGTCCCGCCTACTTGGTTTGGCCGGCAAGGTCTTGGCCGCCTTGTGGAGCCGCTCTAACGTAGGTGACGAGAGGCTTAGCGCCGCCGCGACGTGGGTTGCGCGTCATCTACGCGTTGATCAGGCAAAGTTCCTTCCTCGCGAAAACCGCAGCGTCGCGGGCCGCGAGGGCCTCTTGTACTTGCAGCACCTGTCCCTCGTCGGCTCGATGTTCAACGTCACCGGCAGCTCCCTCCGTCAATCTCGCGAACGGCGCTCTAAACTGCTGGAATGGGTCCTGGGCTCGATTGTCGAACCCGCACTCGAGTTGCACCCGACTTTCCGCGAGCGGTTGATCAACTACTTTGCCGATGCTTTGGCGAGCCTGGGCGAGCTCGACAGCGACCAGCCCGACGTTACTGAAAACATCCTGGCGGGCGTGGTCCTCGACTACATCAACGCGTTCCCTGAGCACTGGCGGGTGGCTCTGCAGCGGCACGAGAAGCTGAGCCACCTCGTTGGCTTGCGCGAACTAAAGAATGTTTCCATCGGCAAGAATTTCACCTTCGAAGCTGCGGAGTTTTACGCTGCCGTGGCCGAGGCCTACGCAAACGGAAAAGCGACTGCGCCAATGATGGGTGGCAAACGCAGTGCGGTGATCACCCGGATATATGATGCCGTGCCGGCGGCGGACAAGCCGGTGGCCTTCATGGTCAAAGCTGGCAGCAAGACCGTCAATTTCGCCGATGACCGGCTCGAACTGGAAACAAGCGACATCGAGCAACGCCTGCGGGCGCTGAAACGCCATCCCAGCTGGTTCGACCAAGGCGGAACGGAACTCGAGGCGGCAGCCCGCTCCATCGCGGAGAACCCCGATCCTAACGCGCGTCGGCAGTTGCTGGGCAATGCACAAGATAAGGCCATGACATGGCGCCTCAAGACATTGCAGGAGCAGATTCGGCAGCGAAGCAGCAGCGACAAGGCCCTGCTGCTTCCTCCTCATCCGGACAGTGTCCGGCAGTTTCTTCGCTTAGCCTCTCCGATTGACGTCAGCGGACAGGACTGGCTGGACCAATCCTTCACCAAGCTTCGCGAGGAGGTCGGTCCGCTTGGCGCACTGGCCCGCATCGGTGGCCTCCCATTCGAGCTCGGTGGCGCGATCGAGAAGGCCCTCCTAGACGCTGTCGACGAAGTTGGCCTCGATGAGGCACTCCACCTTGCCGGCCCGACGCCGATGGTTCGGACTGGCCTGTTCGCAGCTCTCCTCAGGGCGGGCAAAACTGAGTTGGATCTCAGCGGGCTCACTTTGCCTTGGAACGACCACGGCGTGCTGTTCCAGTCGTTGCTGAGGCTGGCATTCCGCGGCGCTTCCAGGAGTTACGACTGGGGGAACGTCCCGGAGCCGGAACGCTCTATACTGTTGTGGACGCATTCGAATGCGGTGCTGGAGATCCTTGCCGGCGAGGGCGCCGCGCCGCGGGAAGCTGCAAGGATCATCGACAGCTTCATGAACCAGCGGATAGACGACGTGTACCGACGCTCTAGATCTCACGCCAGTCGCCTGCTTGACCCAGCAGGAAACTCCTGGCGCGAAACCGCTGGAGCCGGAATTGCCTATGCGATCCGAGATTGCGCCTCGTCCGAGCTGGACAATGGTCAGCGCGATCAACTTCGCACCACGGTTGCTCGCCAAGTCGGAAACGACTGGTTGGTGGAGCTCGAGCTTTGGGTGCCCAAGGGGAGCGTCGAGCCACCGGGTTGTTGGCTCGCGATCGACGCAGCCGCGCCGTTGGCGGAAGCTGGCATAGCCGCATTGCCGTCGCCGATCGACGAGCGCGATCCGCGGAAGATGGCTTCACTCCTCCAGCAGCGGATCGTGGACGAGGCAGTGGCTGAAGAAGCAAGCGGCTACTGGCCCGTCCTCTGGATGTTGGGCGTAGATGAACTCGACGCCGAGGCCAGCGCTCGCATGAACGACCTCATCGGCAGCCCGGACCGGCTGCCCGACTTCGATGCCCAGGACGGTGGTGTGTGGGCAGGCGCCCTGCGCTACCGGGGAGAACTGTACGGCGTAGACGACAATGTCGACGGCTTCAGGCAGACGTTGATCGCCGCAGCCGAGCAAGCCCGCGCCAATCACCCAGGGGAACGGGTGTCCGAGCTGTCGATCAAAAGCTCGATCGTGACCACGTTCCATCGCGTGGGCGAGGCGATTTGGCAGTTTTCGTCGGCCAGTTCATCGACGCTTGTCGGATGCTCGACCCGTTTCGCCGAGTCAATCATCGTCCTGGCCGACGCGTGGCCCGAAAGCCTTCTAGCTTGCCTGGCGCTGCTCGAAGTGATCGCAGCACAACTCGATACCGAGCCGGCCGGACCGCTGTGGGACGCGATAAACCTGCTGCGCAGCCGTTAACACCGCCCGCTTTGGGCCAAGTTCAGTCGTACAAATGCGTCTCCGACGAGCTGCAGCTGGGCGTATGTCACCGGTGGTTCCGCCCCCCGTCGACGCCGAGTGGTCTAAAAGTCTCTCAACAGTCACACCTCCGTCGCTATCGCCGCGGGAGCCCGCGAGCGTCTGCCTAGCTCCAGAGCTCCCTGCCCAACTCCGCTAGATCGCCCCCTACGTCATCTCGTCGAGCACGTCCTCAAGGACGGCTGTCGCCTCGGCAGCAGCATGGTTGAGCTCCGCGTGGCCGAAGTTCGTTCCATTCCAGAACGCCCACAACGCAGGTAGCCGGTCGGGAGGTGTTTCGGCAGCCAGGCGAAGATGCTGAATCACGGCCCGCTCACGGAGCTGCAACTCCGCCGACAACCCTTCCTGGATCGTCCCCTCCCTGTCGGCGACCTGTATCTGCAGGGCGATTTTGTGGTCAAATGTGCTCACGTTCGTGCCTCCGTACAACTGGCGCACGTTCGCAAGCATTCCGGTAATCGTCAACGGAATTTTACATTATTTTTCAATATGTTAGATGAAGGATTGGCACGCAAATCCTTGAAGGATAGAGCCTTCAATCCTTGCCATACCTGGCCTGATCGATCCGCTGCTTCAGCCAGGCAACATCAGCCAAATGGGGCTCCCTCTTGGCGGCTTCCTCCGCGGCGGCCTCGATCGCCGAACTCCACGCTTTCATCATCGGCCACTTCGTGTCGAGCATGTCCGATAGCTGGTAGCTGCCTCTGGTGACGTCCCCGCTCGGTACGCCTTCGTTATGATCGAGGATCAGTTTGGGCTTTGCGAGATCCCAGCCAAACAGTTCAGTGCCGCGAGTTGAGAAGGCCCGTCGCAGGTCGTGCGGCGAGGCACTTACCTCTGGCATCAATAAGAACGCACGCGTGAGAACGCTTAAGTTCATATGGCGCACCGAGTCGCCGATCCTCTTTGGCCGAAACTGGGGGAACAGCCACTCGCTGTCGCCGGCCCGAGCGATCTGCGCCTTGATCCGCGCCCAAATACCTGCCGTCAATGGAACCACATGAGAACGTCGGTCACCACGCAGATCCGCGGTCTTCCTGTGAGCTGGGGGCATCCGCCAGACCCCTTCGGACCCGTCCCCTATCGCGACAAACTCTCGGATCCTGGCAGCGACGACGGCTCTTCGCCGCTGAACAGCGTAGCAGACAAGTGCCACCGCGGTGCCGATTTGAGGGTCGAATGCCGAATTGGCCGACATTGCCAGTATCCGCCCGACCTCACTAACCGGCGGAACGTACTTGCTCGTGTCGATCTCGTCGTCATCGTCCCGCCGGCTGTTTTTGGGGGGCCTAAGTCGCTCCATTACGCCCGGCTCGACACCCGATCGCCTCTGTTGGGCGTCTTCACCGAGCCAGTTCCAGAAAGGCCTGATAGTATCAGCGAGCTTTCCTGCATATCGCTCGCGGCCTGAGCGATGAACGTCGGCGACGATCCCGGCGAGCTGCTGCCGGCTGATCTTCCCGACCTTCTGGGTATCCAGCTCCGCGAGTTCCGGTATGTGTAACATGTGGCGATAGTCATCGAAGGTAGCCTCCCTCAAGGTGCGCTGCACTTCATTGAGGTAGGCTTCGCGTGCCTCCGTAAATCCCCACTGCAAGAACTCACGCGTATTGGTCGCGACATGCTCTGAGCCAGGAGCAAGCTTGCCATGCTTGGCTCGCTGTGCGTGCAGCCACTCCGGTCCGGGAAGCCCGAGTTTGGATTTGACCAAGCCTGTCGCAGCGTTGGCCACCATCCGTGCCTCGGCAATCGACCATTCATCCAGCGGGCCCAAATCCAAGCGGATGGTCCGACCGGACACCTCCGCTCGCCACCCCCATTTGCTGCCTCGAGGTTGTATGCGCACGAAGAGTCCGGGTGTTCGCAGGTCCATCAACTCTCGACGTTGACGGTCACTCGATACGTCCTTTAAGGCGCGATCGATGAGCGATTGGGTGATCACAACTGGCATGGCAAAACGGTCAAGAACTGGGACGGAACTGGGACAGGAATTGCCAAATGACCAGCGTGCACCCGCAATCGCAAGCAGGCTCTAGAGAAATCGTTAATCGGGTTAAAACGCTGGATTAACAACGAGAACGCAAGTCACCTTCAGTTCCGCTAGAAGTGTCGCGAACGCGAGAAAGAACCGCAGTCACACGGAATCATAATCCGTGTGTCGGGGGTTCAAATCCCTCCTCCGCTACCACTAATTACCCCAAGCCCCATGGCTGGGAACTGCCCGCCGCCGATCAGGGCGTCGAGCTTGCCCTCCACCCGCAGATGATGCCCAACCCCTTCCGGGGTCACGATCACGCGGTCTATGAGCGCCCGGATGGGCTCAGCGGCAGGATGCATAGCGGCCCCGTCGGTTGACAGTGCCGCCTCGAGCTCGTCGACCGTCCGGAGATAGTCGCGGATAGCCGTCGGGTGCAGCTCGATGATTTTCGCCGGCTCGCCGACGGTCGCCATCTCTGCCGCGATCTGGGCGATTTCCGAGCGCAGGGGCGGCAGCTGCTCGGCGGCCTCGGCCTCCGCAAGAATTCCCTTTACCGTCAAGCCGATCACCCGGTCTAGTTCGCGTTGAGCCGCGGCTAGTCGCCGGGATAACTTTGCCTGGCGATTGGTGCTGTCGGCCGCCAGCGCGCGCCGCTCGTCGTTATAGGTCTTCAGGTACAGTGCAATGGCCGCCTTGTCCTTCAGCCGCGCCTTGAGCCCCGCCAGCACGACCGGCTCGATGGTATCGAGGTACACCGCCTTGGTGTTGCGGCAAGCGCCCTGGCGAGCCGCGCTGCAAAGGATACGCACGCGACCGGCCGAACGATCCTTGATCGACATGCCGGCGCCGCAGCAACCGCATTTGATCAAGCCTGCCAGCAGCGCCTTGGGGCTCCGCGCTTTCCAAGCTGGGGCCTTTCCAACGTCGCCAATCTTCTGTCGCACCTGGTCGAAGGTATCCGGCTCGACGATGGCCAGGTGGGGAGCAGCAGCACGCTGCCACTTGTCGACCGGGTTCACCCTAGACACCCGCCGGCCGGTCTCCGGGTCCTTCACCATGCGGACCCGGTTCCAGACGATCTCGCCGCCATAGAGGGGGTTGACCAGGATGCCGTGGCCTCGAGCCTTGTTGCCGTGCAGCGCGGACTCCGACCAGTAGCTGCCGCGCGGTGCCGGCACGCGATCAGCGTTCAGCCGGGTAGCAATGGCGCGCGGCGTCGAGCCGGAGGCATACTCCCGATAAATCCGGCGCACGATCTCCGCCTCGGTCTCGTCGATTGCCAGCTCGCCGGGCTTCCCCAGCACTGGGCGATACCCGTAGGCCCTGCCCCCGGCGTGGCGACCGTCGCGGGTAACGCCGGCCATGCCACGATGGATCATCACTTTCAGATCCTCGAGGTACTGCGCATCGACCAATGCCTTGATGCCGTCGGTCAGGCGGTTCACCTCGCCATCGGCTGGCGTCATGATCTTCACGCCGGCAAAGGTCATGTGCTTGCGGATGTCGGCGCGGTCGCCCTCGTCGCGCCCCAGCCGGCTCAGGGTTTCGGTGATCACGACATCGAACAGGCGCTGGCGCCCGTCGGCGAGCATCTGGATCAGCCCATCGCGTCCATGCATCGAGGCGCCGGACTTCGCGCGATCAGCGTAGACCTCAACCACGTCAAATTTCATGCGCTCGGCATACTCGCGGCAGACCTGGATCTGGTCCTCAATCGAGCGGTCGCGCTGCAGGTCGGAGCTGAACCTGGCGTAGATGGCGGCCCGCGTCATTGCTTCAGCGAATCTGCGAGCATCCGGGCCGAGATGACCCGGATGTCCTTCTCCGCCAGATCGGGCGGCATGGCCCGGTCAACGATGGCCAGCAGCCGCAGCAGCAGCTCTACCGCCTGTTCGTCCGGCACGTCGGGCATATCGGGACCAAGTGCGACCTTGGCAACATCGAGCAGGCCGCGAAGAACGGCTTTCTGGTCCAGTTCAATGGCGCTCTTAGGCGGCTCGGTCACGCTGGGCCCCTACCCTCACTTGTTCCGCATAGTGGTCGCGCCGCGCCTGCTCTTTGGCAAGGGCCGTGATGATCGCGACAAGCTCGGGGGCCATGGGCCCCGTCGACTTGTCCACATCTCGCGCGATGCCGGACATAAGCTACAGGCCCAACGCTTCGATGATCTCGACAGGGCTCGACAGGCCTATCGCCTGGAACGTGCCGATGGTCAGCGCCGAGAGAGCGATCATGATCACTACGGCGATAATGATCGCGGCGAGCATCTTCATGCTGCCTTCGCCGTAGCCTCTTCTACATCACGCATGGCATCGAGCAGATTGACCGAACCGGCGACAGTGGCGGCCGGGCGGGTGATCATGGCTTCGGCGTCGTCGTCAGCGAAGAAGATTTCGCTGACTTCGACCTGATCGCCACCGTCGCCGTTGTCGAACCAGATCCAGCCGTTGTAGCCCGAATGGGCCGAGAGCCAGTTCATCACGCCGCCCGCGTCGTGACCGATAACCTGTCCGTGCTGGTTAAAGTAGGTCGGCATCGCTGGGCTCCCATCCGCTGATGCCATTTAATATAAGCTAAACTCGCATTTCTGCAAGCGCGACTTTACAAGGACAACTCGAAACGACGCTCTCGACTCCGCCCCTGAAACAACCCACTGTAGAACAGACAGGGAACGCAGGAGGGGCAGATGCTGCCGACAGGTGCATGTGTAACGCTAGGAGAGGCCGCAACAATCTGCGTGGAATGCACCGACTGCGGTCGGTCCAGGTGGTGGCGCCCGTTCGAACTTTACCGCTTCGATGGCGTCAAGGCGTCGACCCCGCTCGAGGCGTTATCGGCGCGTCTGTCGTGCTCGGGCTGCAAGGACGACGGCCTGCCGGGAAAGAACATCTCGGTGCAGGTCGGATTTGTCACCGATCGCAGCCGGATGCGCGCCGAGGCTCACCAGGTCAATAGCCAAGCAACTCCCGGACGGGGATCACGCGCCATAGGTGCCTGATGGCATAGCGGTCGAAGGTCAGCAGCTTGGGCGGATTGTACTGCTCGACGACGATCTCGCTGCCGGCGCGCTTCACCAGCTTCTTTATGTAGGATTTGCCAGCCGTCTCGCCCTTATCGGGGAAGCACTCGACAACCACGTGATCCCCGATAACCGGGTCTCTGTCGCCGACGTAAATCACCTCGCCAGGGTCATACCGCGGCACCATGCTGTCGCTTAGCACGTGCAGCGCAAACACCTTGCGCAGCCCCGCGATTCCGGGCGGACGCTTCACATGTCCCGCCACTTCCCCATTGAACGTAAAGTCGCCGTCATCGCCGCCGTAGGCCACGCCCATCAGGGGAACATCGTTCGGTCCTTGGGGCGGTGCGACGTCGCCGGTGATCTGCTCGGCTTCGTTTAGTGCCTCTTCGTCGAGATAGACGACCTCGCCACGACCCAGTTCGGACGGATCCACACGAAGATATTCGGCAAGCTCCAGCAGGTTCTCTGTTGCCGGGAGATTGCGCCCCAGTTCCCAGTTCCCCACCGCGGCGACATCCACCCCGAGATGGTCGGCGAGGTTGCGCATGACCTTGCCGCGCTGCTTCCGCGCGCGCCTGATCGCCGCCCCAACCTTCACTGACAGCTCAGTTTTTGCCATGGCCGGAATGTGCCGTGCGAGCGTCGCTCGCGTCCACTGAAGACTTACTTGCTTTCTTTTTCGAGTTATGCTTTCCTCTAGATCATGAGCAGACCCGCCAGACCGCCTCGCACCGATCTCGAACGCGTCCTGAAGATGGCCATTGCCCGCGTCGGAACCGCCACCAAGCTGGCCGACGAGCTCGGCATCAGTCCGTCGGCTATTTCGCTGTGGGACCGAGTGCCGCCCGATCGCATCCTTGATGTCGAGCGGATCACCGGCGTGTCGCGCTTTGAGCTGCGCCCCGACATCTGTGGATCCGATCCGCGGCTCGATGAGGTTGAACCCGCCCCTGTCGTCGAACAGCAGGCGGCCTGAACCATGACCTCGCTCAGCCACCGGAGCGACAGGGGCCGGCGTCGCCACGCGATGAAGATCGCGGCCGGCCCCCTACTCATCCCCCCAGCGGCTTTGCAGGGCGCGGGGGTGCCGGTGCCGAGGCCTCGTTGCGGCGGGGAGCCTCGGCACCGACTGCTGCGCGGCAGGGGCGTCGCCGCGAACCTGAAACTTGGCGCGTCTACGGGCGCGCTCCGCCGCGAGATTGATCACTACAGCTGCCAGGCTCTCGGTCTTTCTCGCGGGCATTCCGTAAGTCCTTTCGTCAACCGTCTTCCGGTCGCCACCACCAATAGCGACCGGAGAATTACAGGTGCCGAAATCCTCTTTGAGTTTGGGGCAAGTCATGACTGACGTGAGTATCGTCGACGACGCCGACGCCGTGAACAAGGCGGCGGGATGGGCGGAGAAGTTGCTGGCGCGGGTGCACCGCGGGCCGGGCGACAGCGTCGATGCCGCCATGCATCGGGCGGAGACCGCCTACGGCATCCCCCGCGAAACTTTCTGGGCGCTTCGGTACCGGAAGCCGAAGTCGATGGCCGTAGCGGCGTGGCTGCGGATCAAGTCGGTCTACGACGCCCAGGTCGCCGCGCAAGAGGCCCGCCTGCAGCATGAACTCGAAATCACCAAACTCCTCCCGCCGACCCAGCCTCGTCTCGCTCTTGTTCGCGAGGTTGAGGCTCTTCTGGGACCGGGTGACCGCGAAGATACCCCGGCGCCGCAGCAGCGACGTGCCGGATAACGAATAGCGGCGCGGCGCCGCTGGGCCGGGGCGTTCGGGGCGACAACACCTCAGCTCCGGCCAGAACTTCATGATCGGAGATGAAATTGCGACGCTTGATCGCCGATGGCGAAGCCATGTCCGCTGTCGAAGGCGGACGACTAGAACAAATCCTCGGCACTGCTGAGGTCATCAACCTGCAGGACGAGCCGCAACGAGCGGCCTTCAACGCCTACCGGGTCGCCTTTCGGGCAAACGAAGCTGAACCCAACCTGCCGCACGCGCTCGAACTGGTGAAGGCGTGGAACGGCTTCGCCCTCACCATCGGGTTGGATCAGCACGACGTGAGGCGGTGCGCATGACGCCGCAAGCCGTGAACGACAACCAACCTCTCTACGTGGTCAGGGCCAATCCCGATCGCCGGCAGCGCCGTCACCCTTTTGTGGTCAGCCAGCGCCGCGACCCCACGAAATGGGTCGCGAAAATGCCAAGTCGCGAAGACGCCGATGCTTACGCAAAGCGGATGAGCCGGTACTTCCGGGGGCTGGAGCTATGAGCGCTGCCGCCCTCAAGTGGTTCAGGAAGCTGCAGATCGAGGATCGGACGCTGTCCCTCGTGCTCGAGACATTGGCTCGCATGCACTTCGTCGGCTCCCCACTGTTTCCCTCGCAGCAGACCATGGCCGACAGGACGAAGCTCTCGGCAAAAACCGTGTTCTCTGCCCTCAAAGCCCTTCAGCACTTTGGGCTAATCTACCGCCGCGCGCGGTTCACGGCGAAGGAGGGGCGCACCTCAGATGAGATCGTGCTGCGGCTCGATGCGCCGTCTTTGGTGGTCGAAAAGAGTGCTGTTCGCGCACTGAGAAAACAGCTGGCACCCCCCTCGCAAATTTTACGAGACCCCCTAGTAAAATTTACGAAGGATAAGGAGTTCTCTACAACCACAGTCTCTGTACCAAGAAGGGGTCACGGTAGAAGTAATAGGGCACTAGGGGCTGCCAAGCGTCCGAACCTCCGCCTCGTGGTCGGAGGCGACAGCTGATGCGCCAGCTTTACGACCACCAGCACGCCGCCATCGACCTACTGCGCGCCTCGCTGAAGACCGGCCACACCCGGCCGATGCTGATGGCGCCTACCGGTTTCGGCAAGACCCTTACCGCCGCCCAGATCATCCGCAACGCCCTGAACAAGGGCAAGAAGGTCGCCTTCACGGTGCCCTCGATCTCTCTCATCGACCAGACAGTGGAAGAGTTCGGCGCCGAGGGCATCACCGAGATCGGCGTCATGCAGGCCGACCACCCGCTGACCGACCACACCAAGCCCGTGCAGGTCTGCAGCGTCCAGAGCTTGGTGAAGCGACAATTCCCGTGGGTCGACCTCGTGCTCAACGACGAGGCGCACGAGATGCACAAAGTCATCTTCCGGTGGATGGCTGAGCGCCAGTCGATCCCCTTCATCGGGCTGTCGGCAACACCCTGGTCGAAGGGTCTCGGCCGCCACTACGACGACCTGCTGATTGCCGCAACCACGAAAGACCTGATCGAACGCGGCTACCTGTCGAAGTTCCGCGTCTTCGCCCCGGCCCACCCCGACCTGAAGGGTGTTCACACCGTCGGTGGGGACTACCACGAGGGCGAGCTCGCAGCGGCGATGGATAAGCCGCAGCTGGTTGCCGACGTGGTCTCAACCTGGATGCGGATCGGTGAGAACCGGCCAACCTTCTGTTTCGCGGTCAACCGGGCGCACGCCCGATCGCTCGAGGCAGAATTCCAGCACGCTGGCATCACGACGGGGTACATCGACGCCTTCACCGAGCGCGAAGACCGAAACAAGATAGGCCAGGCCTTCAACGCGGGCCGCATCAAGGTGGTGGTGAACGTCGGGGTGCTGACGCGCGGCATCGACTGGGACGTCCGCTGCCTGATCCTGGCAAGGCCGACCAAGTCGGAAAAGTTGTTCGTCCAGATCGTGGGCCGGGCGCTGCGCACCGCCGCCGGCAAAGAAGACGCGCTGATCCTCGACCACTCCGACACGACGCTGAAGCTTGGCTTCGTGACCGACATTCACCACGAGCATCTGGATACCGGGAAGCCGGAAGAAGGTTCGAGCACGAGGCCGCAAAGCAAGCAGAAGCTGCCGACCGAGTGCCCCGCAGCCGGTTGCAGCTACGTGAAGCCGGCCGGCGTCCACAAATGCCCCGCGTGCGGATTCGAACCAGTGCTACGCAAGGCTGTCGATACGGTCGACGGCGAGCTGCACCAGCTGGGCGGGAAGGGGCGGAGCTACACCCAGGCGGAGAAACAGCGCTTCTGGTCTGGTCTGCTTTGGTATGTGCAGCAGAGGGGCAAGTCCGAAGGCTGGGCCTCCCACACCTATAAGGATCGGTTCGGCGTCTGGCCGCGCGGGCTCTCGGCGAGACCGATGGAGCCCGACGTGTTCTGCCGCAACTACGTGAAGGCCAAGGCCATCGCGTTCGCCAAGGGCATGGAAAAGCGGGAGCGTGCAAATGCAGCATGACCGCACCCCATTGAAGGACCGCGCCCAAGGGCACTGGCAGACCATTCTGCCCCAGTTCGGCGTCGACAACCGGCATCTCGACGGGAAGCACCACCCCTGCCCCATCTGCGGCGGTAAAGATCGTTGGCGATTCGACGACTTGCAGGGGCAAGGCACCTCGATCTGCGGCCAATGCGGCGCGCGCACCGGCATGCAGCTGGTGATGGACCTACGGGGCTGGGCATTCGCACAGATGGCCGCCGAGGTTGAGAAGATCATCGGGACCGACCCAGCACCGCCACAGCCCGTCAAGCCGCAGAAGGACGCGGCGGAGAAGTTCGCCGAAGCGCAGGCGTTCTGGCGGTCGGGCAAGCGCATCACCGCCGGCGACCCCGTGGATCTGTACCTTCGGAATCGTGTCGGGACCTATCAGCCAACCCGAGCTCTGAAGTTCATCCCGGCGACCCCGTTCAGCGGCACGACTTACCCGGCGCTGGTCTCGGCCTATGTGGACGTGCACGGCGACCTGGCGGGTGTGCAGCGCACGTTCCTGACCCTAGACGGGCAAAAGGCAGGGCTGGACCCGGATAGGTGGAACACGGGCGCCCTGCCCGACGGGGGCGCCATACGCCTAGCCCATCACGACAAGGTGCTCGGCATCGCCGAGGGCATTGAAACCGCGCTGGCAGCCGCTCGCTTGTTCAACCTGCCGGTGTGGGCCGCGCTCAATGAGAACCGCCTCGAGGCGTGGCAACCGCCGGAGGGCGTGAACGAAATCGTGGTGTTCGGCGATGCCGATCTGAACTGCGTTGGGCAGGCGGCCGCCTTTGCCTTGGGCAAACGGCTCAGTCGCGACAAGACCCGCACGGTGCAGGTCACCGTCCCGCCCGACTTGGCCACCGACTGGAACGACGTGCTCCGCCAGCGCCAGGATCAGGGAGCATGATCCCCCTCGCGCATATGCATGCCTGTGACGCGCTACGCGCTGCATGCGCGAGAGGGCTGGCTCAGGTTGTCGTTTCGTCTTTGACCACTCGGTCGGCGGCCGCCATCGCGACCAGCACTGACCAAGCGAAGACTGTTTCCGGATCGGGGCTCGTTTCCCCTTGCTCCAGCAGTACGCGGCCGTGCTCGATCAGTTGCTCGAGCGACACGCTGCTTTGCTTCCCCTGTCGCTGGGCACGACGGTCAGGGAAAAGTGGTTGTAGCAATTCGATCTGTTCGGGGGAGATGCGCCCGCTGACTGCCCGTTCAACGATGCCCCACATCCAACGACGTTCATCGCCGAACTCAGCCTTAGCCTCGGCTACCGAGACGGCCGTCTCCGAGAAAGAGACGTACAGGCGTCGCACGATCTCGGTGTTGAGGCTCAATCCGCCGGCCGCGGCCACCAGATTGGCGTGTAGGTCAGGTGGCAACCGCAAAGTGATGCGGGTCCAGTCGTCTTGCTTCGCCACTTTTTGCACCAAAATAGTGTCACGATATTTGACACCAAACTGGTGTCGCACTAGTTTGGTGTCACGAACGGAGGTCTAGAATGTCTCAGAAGGATTGGCAACGCCTTACCGCCCGTTTGCCCCCCGATGTGGCCAGCTACCTTACCGAGGTGTCGGCCATGAATGCCACGTCCCAGAATGCTGAACTGATCCGGTCTGTCCGCCATCGGCGGGACACTGAAAAAAACGAACGGCCGACCGCGCCAACGGTCGACCGCTCTGAAGCCACCAAATGATCCGTGGAAGGAACAATCTGATGAACGCGCATTTCAATAGCACAATTCGCCCCGCCAACGCAAAGCCATGGGTCGGCGCCATGGTCTACCCAACCGAAGTGGTAGACGACGAAGCGTTGAAACCAGATAGCTACGTCGTGTCCGAAGTCAGCGATAGCGCATTCAAGGTCGACGGTTGGCCGCACTGGCTGCCGTTCTCGCGTGTCGACTACCTTCTGCCCGATTTCACCACCTGTAGCGGCGACCCTCGCGACAGAACCATCGTCGCCCTCAACGACCGAATTGGGCATCACCAGGCTCGTGCGACCGAGCTAGAGCCGGCGGCGAACCTGAAGCACGACGAATGGTCGGCTGCGTGCAAGGAGGCAGGCGTCTGGGATGGGCCGGGCGGCCGCGACATTCCTCACCCCCAAAGGGCGGCAGCTAGCGCGGCGCGCGAAAAGCTCGGGGAGGAAACAGGCTACAGGGCGGCCCGCGAGGTATGGCAGTACGAGACGATGATGGTCTACCTGCTCGAAGCGGCCATTTTCACCATCCCGGCAAACACCTCGATCGGTCTCGCGATCCAGTCGCGCATTGCCATGACCGATGCATTCGACGTGACGGGCTTAGGCGAACTCGATGAGCACGACGCTACCAAGTTCAGTTTCCACGAGCGGCGCGCGATCACCTTGGCCAAGACGGCTGAGCGGGTGGCACGCCAGCACTCCGGGTTGTACCTTGGCGACCTCGATCTCGCGGGGTTCAGCATCGACGAGCTGAGCAGCCTCGCCGGCAACCTGACGAAGTTCGGCAACGCCAATTCGGAGTTCTCCGAGTTGGGGCACTTCCGGGTCAAGCTTTCTGAAGGTGGATGGGATCACACCGCCAACGGCCATATGGCCTACCGGATAATGGAGTGGTTCGACTGCCAGCATGACCGCGTCATTGAGGCGATCATGGCAGCGGAGCCTGCAGACCGCGACGACGCCTATGAGCGCACTTCAGTGCTGGTCGAGCAGGCTTGGCGTAATGGCGAGACCCTCCAGACCATCCGTGAACTGATCACCACCGGCATCGGGCAGCAGGGCACCTTCGGCGCGCCGGCCCGCACTGCAACCGCCACCGCCATCGCCGAGCCTTCGTCGAACCTGGGCGCTGACGATTACGACATCAACGACCTCGAAAGCGATATCTCGCATCTGGATCACCTGATCGAAAGCATCGCCGACCAAGTCATGAACCTCGACAGCTTCACGTTCGCGGACGGTAGCAGGAACACCGGCCTCGATCGCGTTGCAGCCTTGGTCTGGATTGCGCGCGACATGACCAACAAGGCAGTGACCAACATTGCGGGCATCAGTTCCGGGGCGGCGATCGACCGTGCCGCTGCTGCTGCAAAGGCGGCCTGATCATGAGCACCACGATGAACGAAGGGACGGTCGGCTACGTGCCGGCCGTCGTCGACATATGAAGGTGCCACCCGCCATGCAGGCCCTGGTCAATGTAGCCAAGCTTGACCCGCAACCGGGGCAGTCCGGTACGATCGATTGCCCGAAGTGCGGCGACCACACCTTCAACTGGTGGAAAGAGCAAGTGATCGGGAAGCTCAGCGGCGGCTGTACATCGTGCACGCTCCGACTGCCGCGCGCTTGATCGACCCGCTACGCTAGACTCGGAACATAGTGGGAACGTATGATCTCCGATGGGCGAAAAGGAGGTCGAGTCGTGGACGAGAAGAAAATTGGCAAAGAGCTTGGCGTCGACACTCCCGTTGACGAGGCGCTACGGCGCTTCGCCAGCGCAACAACGGAGGAACTGCTGCGTGATCGATCCAGCATAGTTGCGGCTGTGGTCCATGACGGTGATGCAGTTCTTGCGGATTTCAAAGGCGCTCGTATCCGCAAGGTCTTCCACCGCAGCGAGTGGCATTTCTCGATCGTCGATGTGATCGGCGCGCTCACCGACTCGACGAACCCGAGGCGATACTGGTCCGATCTCAAGGCCAAGATGCACCGAGACGAGGGGTTCGCCGAACTGTACGAGGAAATCGTACAGTTGCCTCTCGAAGCGGATGACGGAAAACGGAGAGAGACCGACGCGTGTAATGCGGAGACTTTGTTCCGCATCCTGCAGTCTGTGCCCTCGCCGAAGGCCGAGCCTTTTAAGCGTTGGCTTGCCAAAGTCGCCTACGAGCGCATCCAGGAGATTCAGGACCCGGAGATCGCGATCAAGCGCGCGATCATGGAGTACCAGCTCCAGGGTCGTCCCATGGACTGGATCGAACAACGCATTCGATCGATCATGGTCCGGAAGGAACTGACGAACGAATGGCAGAAGCGCGGCGTCACTGAGGACGTCGAATTCGCGATCTTGACGACGGTGTTGTCAACGCGGACCTTCGGCGTGAAGCCCACGGAGCACAAAGAGATAAAGCGGCTGAGCAGAAGCCACAACCTTCGCGATCATATGACCGATCTTGAACTGATCCTCACGCAGTTGGCGGAGAAGTCCACAAAGGAAATCGCGCAAATTCGAGACGCTCAAGGGTTTGATCAGAACAAGAATGCCGCGCGAGCCGGAGGCGACATTGCCGGGAACGCACGTCGGAGCATCGAAGGCCAGACCGGCCGAAGTGTGGTGTCGAGCGCGAACTTTCTTCCGAAGAGGAACACCCCGAAACTCGAGGGATGATCCTAGACCGTCGCCGCAAATCGCGGTAACATAATACCGTTGTCGCTCCGAACGCTCCGGCCCTCACCATGGGGGCTGCACTTTGTCGGACATCAACATCTCAGCACATCACTGGTACCTGCTCGTCGCGCGGCCCAACCGCGTGTTCAAGGCCGCGTCGGTTCTGCAGGATCGAGGGCTGGTCACCGCCCTGCCCTACGACTGGCGCTCGCGCCGGCGTGGTTCGCGCCACTGCAAGTCAGTTCGGCGGTTTCCCCAGGCGCAGCTCGGCAGCTACCTCATGACGGGCTTTCCTACCGCTCAGCCAGCCTGGCGCTCTCTATTCGAGGATCCGAAGTTGGAGCCGCTACTCTCCGGCGTTGTCTCCGTGACCAGCGACGGCATGCCCACGCCGATCGGGGCGCCCGAGATCTTCCGGCAGCAGATGCGATACGGCACCGGGCTGTACCAGTTGCCCCCAACGAGCGTCATCGAGGAGGTCGAGGACCAGCAGCTCGAGGTCGGCATGGAAGTGCGGGTCGGCCGGTGGAAGCGGTACACGCGGGGACAGGAGGAGTTCGACGAGGGCGGCTTCGTCGGCAAGGTCGTGACGATCGCCGAGATCGACGGCGAAATCGCAAAAGTGCTGATGTCGATGTTCGGCATCGATATGGCGGTGCGCGTCCCGCTCGAGCGGTTAGCGGCGGCGTGACTCCGATAGAGAGCAAGAGCACTATGCCCCGCTCAATGAAGAGGGGGCTTTCGTGAGACTGTTGTCTGTTTCAGTAATCGGCGCCTTAGCATGCATATTCTCATCATCGGCTCCCGCTTGCGACGTGACCGGTGAGTCCGTCTACTTTCGTAGCGGCTACGCTACCGGTGAGACGTTCGCAAAGGCAGATCAGGTCTACCTCGAGAATTACGTCGCTGGCGTTCTCGACGCGATGATGGCCGCTGGGTTGTTGGGCGGAACAGCCGAGTGCATCGACAGGGCGTACCCATGCATCGATGGCCGAAGCGTTGTCCAACAAGGGGCGATTGTTCGCAAATATCTCAGCGACAACCCTGACAAGTGGAACTGGTCGGCGAACGTTCTGGTTTTTAATGCGGTCCTTTCCCCGTGCATGCGGGCAGAATAGCTTGGTTGAACGCTTGCCAAATCAGCGGTATCAGAGTACCCAAATACCACACGGACGACCGGTGATCAGACGCCAGCCACGATGCTGAGGCGCTACCGATCCGGGGGAGAGGGCACTCCCCGCGTAAAGCGAAGCTATGCCCACTCACCGTACGCGCACCGCCCCCGTTGGCATCATCCGATATTCGGCCACGACGTTGTCATGACGGTCGAGCGCGTAGGATTGCGTCGGCTTCGACCGCGACGGCCTCGAGGCGTCCCTGTGATAGGACGCCAGGCGCTCGATGGCGACGTCATCAAGGGATGACCGCTCTTGCGGGATCCAAGGAACATCGGGGATCCCCAGATCGCCGGGCTCGGTTCGAAATAGCTGAATAAGAGCGAATTCCGGGTGGTTGGGATCTGGGAACAGCTTCACGGGCGATCTCCTGTTGGTTGACACAAAGAATATGGTCAGTTGGTTCGCGCATTCCAACTCCAGTAAAAGGCCGGAGGCGTGGAATGAGCAACCTGACCGACAAGCAGGCTCGGTTTCGTCGACGAGTACATGATGATCGACCTCAACGCCGTCACCCCGTTTGCGGTCTATAAAAGACCGTGCTCGACCTAAAGGGCCTGTCCCTTCGCGCGGCACCGCCACCAGAACCAGTTGCGCCGAAGCCGAAGCCATCTCGCTACTACCTCGCCGGTACGGTCGTTCGCCCTGCCCTTCGCTCCCGCAATGGCGTGCAGTATCTGGTCTGCCGGTCATGGTCCGTTGCGACGAAGAAAGCCGACCTAGAGGCGTTCAAGCAGTTCAAGCTCGAGCTGCCTGAGGCCGGCATCAGCGATATCGTCAACGAGATGCGCGATCTACTGAGCCTGATGGTTGGCGACCCGGCCTTACTGTTCCGCAGCGTGGTGCCAATCGCCTGCGGCCACTCGCGGCGGCCGGACTGCCTCTCGTTCAGGATAGCCAGCGCGCTGGCAGAGATGACAGGCATCGCCCTGGTCGGCGCCTTCGCTCCCCGTTATCTCACAGGCGGTTCGCACCCCAAAGAGTTCCGGGACATCCCACCGCTGGACATGGTGCGTCGTCCCGACGGCCCCGTGCTCGTCGTCGATGACATCTCGACGTCGGGCTTTCATATGGAAGAAGCGCTTGGCCGCCTACGCGCTGAAGGCCTTGCAGCGATGGGCATCGTGATGGTGGCCGGCGCGGTGCAGCCTAAAGCAGCCTGATCGGTATGCCCTTGGCTTCGGCGCGGCGGATGGTGTCTTCCGTGCCGCCCTTCCGATCCGGAGCAACAAACGCAACGACTTCGTCGGCATGGTCGACGATGAGCTGGTTGCGATCATGGTAGCGCCTGGAAGCTTCGCCGCGATTGCGCACGCCGGCCAGGTCGGGCGCAAAGATCAGCGTTTCGAGACCGCGGGCCATCGCCGCTTCTTCGGCCCATAGATCGGGCCCTGCGGCATGGCCGGAAACCACGATGCAATCAGCCGGCAGCGAGGCCACGAGGGCCTGAACGCTTTCCGGGTCTGTCCGGCTTCTGGAGCCGACGATTGCAATGCGGCGCATGGTCCGAAGCATAGCAAAGACTGGATTCGGTGAACATGCCCGCAGCGCACGAACCGACGGATGAAGATCGCGAAATGGTGGAAGCCATGGCAGCGTTCGGCGTTCCGCAAGCGGACATCGCCAGGGTTCTGCGCCTCAGCGAGAACACGCTGCGCAAGCACTACCCCGATGAACTCGGCCTGGGCGCCACCAAGGCAACCACGAAGGTTGCGGGCAATCTGTACAGGATGGCTACCGGCACCGGCCGAGAGGCCGTCACTGCCGCTATCTTCTGGATGAAGACCCGCGCCGGCTGGAAGGAAACCAGTGTTCACGAGCACACCGGAAAGGATGGCACGCCGCTGACGCCAACCATCGTCTACGGCAACCATCCGGCCCCGGCTGTCGCGCAGTCCCAGGGCGACGAGGACGCCGATGGGCATACAATCCAGTAGCTCGTCGATCCTCGCGGCCGCCGAGTTGCGTATCGACCTTCACCCCAAGCAGTGGCTGGCCTTCCTCTCGCCTGCCACGGAAATCCTTTACGGCGGCGCTGCCGGCGGCGGCAAGTCGCACCTGATGCGCCAGGCGGCTGTCAGCTGGTGCGCCGAAATCCCCGGGTTGCAGGTCTACCTGTTCCGTCGCATCCGCGAGGACCTGGTCAAGAACCACATGGAAGGGCCGCACGGCTTCCGGGCATTGCTCGCAGGCTGGGTCGCATGCGGGTTCGTCGAGATCGTCGAGGACGAAATCCGGTTCTGGAACGGCTCGAAAATCTACCTGTGCCACTGCAAGGACGAGAAAGACCGCTTCAAGTACCAGGGCGCGGAAATCCACGTCCTGCTGATCGACGAGCTGACGCACTTCACCGAGGTGATCTACCGGTTCCTCCGCAATCGCGTCCGCATGACGGGCGTCACCTTGCCGGCGAAGTACCGCGGCAGCTTCCCGCGCATTCTCTGTGGCGCCAACCCGGGCGGCGTGGGTCACCACTTCGTCAAGGCCACCTTCATCGACGGTCAGCTCCCACTCGTAGCCAGCCGTGTGGGTGCCACTGAGGGAGGCATGCTGCGCCAGTACATCCCGGCGCGGCTCGAGGACAACCCGACCATCATCGAGGAAGACCCGGACTACGAAAACCGACTGAACGGCCTCGGCTCCGAAGCGCTGGTCCGCGCCATGCGCTACGGCGACTGGGATATCGTTGACGGTGCCTTCTTCGACTGCTGGTCGTCGCGCCTGCACGTCATCGAGCCGTTCCAGATCCCCGAGGACTGGGCGAAGTTCCGTTCCGGCGACTGGGGTAGCGCCAAGCCGTTCTCGTTCGGCTGGTGGGCGATCGTCGGCGATGACACCAGGCACCCGGTTTCGGGCGTGCTGCTGCCCCGCGGCGCGATAATCCGGTACCGAGAATGGTACGGCATGGAGCCCGGCAAACCAAACAAGGGCCTGAAGCTCACGGCGGAGCAGGTCGGCAAGGGACTGGCGCAGCGCGAGACCGAGAAAGTCGGCCTTGGCGTGCTCGATCCGGCGGCGTTCGCCGAGGATGGCGGACCTTCAATTGCCAGCCGCATTGTCGAGGGCTCGGGCGACAAGAAGATCTTCTTCCGTGGCGCCGACAACAAGCGCGTGTCGCAGCGCGGCGCCATGGGTGGCTGGGACATGATGCGCCAGCGCCTGGTCGGGACCACGATCAACGAGGACGGCAAGCCCGACCCCGACGGACGGCCGATGATCTACTGTTTCTCGACCTGCACCGACAGCATCCGGACCATCCCGATGCTGCAGCACGACGAGGCGAGGCCGGAAGACCTAAACAGCGACATGGAAGACCACGCGGCCGATGAGTGGCGGTACGCCTGCATGTCGCGGCCATGGGTTCGGAACAAGCCGGCCGACGACGCCGGCAAGAACAGGTCGGGCTACTCGATGAAGACCGACAGGGCAACGCCGGGCGATTGGCAAAGCTATTGAGGCAATCGATGATCGATACCGCATACGCGCCAGCGCCGGCCGCCTCGACCGCCCCTGCTCAGCCGCAGGGTGGTGGCCGTGGGCTCTCGACGCTCAAGACGGACTATCTGAGCTACCTCGACGGCAAGCGCGCCGAGATCGACGAGCAGCAGGAAGCCCGGCGCTACTACCACGGCTCGCACTGGACGGCGAAGCAGATCAAGACGCTCAACCAGCGCAAGCAGCCAGTGGTCACGTACAATCGTATGGCGCGGAAGATCAACGCCGTCGTCGGTCTGCTCGAGCGCCAGCGCCAGGACCCGAAGGGATTCGCCCGCACACCCAAGCATGAGGACGGCGCCGAGGTGGCAACGGCCGTGCTGCGCTATGTGCTCGATGAGCAGCGCTGGGCCGAGAAGTCGCCTATTGCCGGGCTCAACGGTGCGGTCGATGGTATCGCCGGCATTGAGCTTACCCTCGAGGCGGGCGACCTGGGCGATACCGAAGTAGGTTTCGAGATCGTCGAGCCCTCGGGCTTCTTCTACGACCCGACATCGACCCGCGCCGATTTCTCGGATGCCAGCTTTATGGGCATCGGGAAGTGGGCGGACATGAACGAACTGCTCGACGCCTTCCCCGACAAAAAGGACGAGATCGAGTTCTCGGTTGATCAGGGGTCGGAACTTACCAGCAACCCGGACAGCGACAACAAGTGGGTAATGGGCGATGAGAACCATCGCCGCGTTCGCGTGATCGACCACTGGTACAAGCGCGGCACCAAGTGGTTCTGGTGCATCTACACCGGCGCCGCGATGCTGGCGGAGGGTGAGAGCTACCTCGTCGACGAGAAGCGCCACACCATCTGCAAGTACATCATGTTTTCGGCCAACGTCGACCACGATGGCGACCGCTACGGCTTTTTCCGCAACATGAAATCCGCGCAGGATGAAATCAACCAGCGCCGGTCCAAGGGACTGCACCAGAGCCAGGCGCGCCGCATCGTCGTCCGCGATGGCCAAGGGCTGGAGCCGGAGAAAATCCGCGCCGAGATGGCCCGCCCAGATGGCGTGGTTGTCGTCCCGATCGGCGCCGAGATGCCCGAGTTTGACGACGCGGCCCGCGCTTCGGAGCTGAACGCCAATCTCGGCTTCCTCGAGGAGGCAAAGCAGGAGATCGAGAACTACGGCTTCAACCCCGCGCTGATGGGCACCGGCGTGCAAGACATGTCCGGCCGAGCCATCAAGCTGCAGCAGGAAGCCGGCATTGCCGAACTCGGGCCCTACCTCCTCAGCTACAAGGGTTGGAAGCATCGAGTTTACCGCGCGATCTGGAACGCCGTGCAGAACCTTTGGACTGCCGAGCGATGGATCCGCGTCACCGATGATGAAGGGCTGGCCAACTGGCTGTCGGTCAACCGGCTGGCGATCGACCCGCAGACCGGCCAGTCGATGATCACGAACCAACTCGGCTCGCTCGATGTCGATGTGATGATCGACGAAGGCCCGGACACCGTGACCATGCAGGCGGACACCAACGAGTCGGTGCGCGAGGCACTGCAGTCGGTTGGCCCGATGCTGACGCCGTCCGTTGCGGCCGCCGCGGTCGAGGTGCTGATCGAGACCTCCTCGATGCCATCAGCGGCGAAGAAGAAGTTCCGCGAGGCCATAAAGCAGCCGCCGCCGCAGCCGAACCCGATCGAGCAGCAGGCCGCCATGCTGGAAATGCGGGGCAAGCAGCTCGAGAACAGCAAGACCGAGGCAGAGACGATCAAGCTCAGGGCGGAGGCGCAGGATATCGGCGCCGAGCATCAGGCTGACCAGCAGAACCGCATGCTCGATGCCGTCGGACGCCAGCAGGACCAGCAGGCCCGCCGCGAGGATCACGCCATGGACCTTCAGAGCGACCAGATGAAACTGGCGATCCAGCGCATCAACCTTCGGGCCGCTGCCGCCAGGGCGAACGCCCCGCAGGCGCCACAGCAGTAATTCGTCCGCGCCACGATACGGCGCAGGGCAGCCGCCGCCCCCTTCGACGGCATCGCATCACTCTCCGCGATAGTGAGGGTTCCGCCATCGGACGCGATAGTCCGGGAGACACGACATGAACGACGACACCAACGGCCTCACGGTCGACGACGCTGCTTTGTTCAACGCGACGGTGACGGGCACCGACCCCGCTATCATCGAAACCGAGACCATTGCGGCACCTGAGCCGGTGATCACGCCGCCTGCCACTGAACCGCCTGCCACAACCGCGCCCGAGCAGCGTTCCGAGCCCGCCATTCCTCCCGCCCGTCTCCGCGAAGAAGCGGAAGCGCGCCGGGCGGCCGAGCGGGACCGTGACGAGCTGAAGGAACGGCTGGCACGGCTCGAGGCTCAGCAGCGTCAGCCGCAGCAGCAGCAGGAACAGCGCAAGCCCGCAGAATTCTGGGACAACCCGGATGAATGGGGCAAATCGCTCGTCACCCCGATCCAGCAGCAGCTTTTCGAGCAGCGTCAGGGCGTGTCCCGCCTGCTCGCGGAAGAGAAGCATGGCTCGGACACCGTAAAGGCCGCCTATCAGGCTCTCGGCGAGGCAATGCAGGCCGATCCCGCAGTGCAGACGGATTACATGCGCATCATGCGGTCCAACCACCCTTACGGGGAATTGGTCGCGTGGCACAAAAACCGCCAGGTGCTGAACGAGATCGGCAGCGATCCGGCCGCCTACCGCAACCGCGTTCTCGAAGAAGCGATGAAGGACCCTGAAGTCCAGCAGCGTTTCCTCGCTCAGCTGCGCGGCGCGGCTCAGCCCACCGTCGAGGCTCCCAACCGTCGTTCGGAAGTGCCTGCAATCCCCTCACTGCGAAGCATCGGAACGGCAGCCTCACCCGCGGCAGCGGCAGGCGAGCCGAGCGATGCGGAGCTGTTCTCGGCAACCACAAGCCGGCGGCGCTAAGGCCCCGCGGCTAAGCACCAGGACCATCAGAAATGGCTCTCACTCCGAACCATCCCAACAACGAAGTCGTCAAGTTCCGCAAGGATGTCGCTTTCGACTTCCTGCGCAGCTCGCGCTTTGACCCCTACATGGGCGATGACTCGACTTCGGTCATCGTTCGCATGTCGGACCTCGAGGCCGACGGCAAGGAAATCCGCGTTCCGCTTGTCACCCAGCTTTCGGGCGATGGCGTCGGCGCAGGCACGCTGCGCGGCAACGAGGAACAGATCGACAGCTACGGCATGCCGCTCTGGGCCGACTGGGCTCGTAATGCCGTCGCCAACAATCGCGCCCAGAACAAGGAGTCCTCGTTCTCGGTCCGGTCGACCGCCCGCAGCCTGCTCCGCGGCTGGTCCAAGCGCATCGTGCGTGACGACCTGGTTGACGCACTGCTGTCCATTCCGTCGGCTGCCATGCAGGCGGGGCGTTTCGGCACCCCGGGCAACCGCGTCAACGGCATCAAGTGGTCGGCGGCTACCGCCGGCAACAAGAACTCGTGGGTCACCGCCAATGCCGATCGCGTCGTGTTCGGCTCGGCGCTGTCGAACTACTCGACCACCTTCGCCACCGCGGTCGGCAACGTCGACTCCACTGCCGACAAGATGTCGGCGGCTGTCGGCAGCCTTCTGAAGGACCAGGCGAAGCAGACCGGCGTCGATCCCAACAACCCGGGCGTTTACAACGGCCGGCCGAAGATCACCCCGTACATGCAAGCGGACAGCGACCAGGAGTGGTATGTCTGTTTCGTCGGCGCGCGCGGCTTCCGCGACCTCAAGGTTGACCCGGTCATGTCTCAGGCCAACCGCGATGCCCGCAACCGCGAAGGCGGGGATCCGACGAAGACCAACCCGATCTTCACGGGCGGCGCTCTGGTCTACGACGGCGTCATCTACCTCGAGATCCCCGAGATCACCCAGCGCCTGCTGCTGAAGGGCGCCGGCGCCGCGGGGATCGATGTCGAGCCGGTGTTCCTCTGCGGCCAGGGCGCTCTTGCTTATGCCCTCGGGCAGATGCCGCGCCCGACGACCCTCGAGGATGGCGATTACGACTTCGTCACCGGCATGGGCATCGAGGCCCAGTACGGCGTCGGCAAGATCGCAAAGGCTCCGCTGGCGGCCGGCGCATCGGCCACCATCGGCTCGCTGGTCGACTGGGGCATGGTGACCGGTTTCGTATCGGGCGTCGCCAACCAGTAAGGCGCACGGCGGGGGCTTCGGTCCCCGCCTTCCTTCCCCCTCATCGAAATCAAGGAGATCGGCAAATGGCTGATCGCAATGCTTATGGCCAGCCGCAGGTTGGCAATCAGGGCTTCGCCCGCACGATGAAGTGCCTCGGCGCCGATGTGGCGCTGTTGGCCGCTGACCTCGCCCTCAACAAGACTGTGGGCCTGTTCGTGGTGCCGCGCGGGTTCGTGCTCACCGGGTTGTCCGTGGTCGTGCCCGACCTCGACAGCAACGGCTCTCCGCTCCTCACCTTCGCCATTGGCGACGCCGCCGACGATGATCGCTTCATCGCCACCGGCGCCACCACGGGCCAGGCCGGCGGCACGAACACGACCCTCGCGGCGACCGGGCTGAACTACGAGTTCACCGCCGATACCGAGATCGTCTGGAAGACCGCCGCAGCCGCTGCCACGGCGGTTGCCGGCACCATCCAGCCGCGCTTCTTCGGCTACATGAAGTAAGGGGCGCGACATGGCGAAGGTCACCTATCACGCGCCCGAGGGCGATGAGGCGGTTGTCACCATTGGCGGCATCCGCTTCTTCGATGACCAGGAGCAGGACGTTGACGCCGGTCGGCACGACGCCCTGCTGCGCAAGCTGTCGAACAATCCGCACTTCAAGGTCGAGGGCTTCGCTCCCGGCCCCAGCGCGGGCGTCGATGTCGTCGATTTCGACCCGAAGGACGCCCCTGAAGTCGGCCTGCGCGCCATCCACAACGGCGGCGGGCGGTTCATCATCGTCCGCGGCGACAAGGATCAGAAGGTCAAGGACGGCCTGACGAAGGACGATGCCAAGGCCTTCAACGACCTCAGCGACGAAGACAAAGAAGCCTACGTCGCCTAATCCGGGAGGTCGCTCATGACCAAGACCAGAAACGAACTCGTCAACCGCGCCCTGAAAGAGCTCGGGGTTGTTGGTTCCGGCCAAACGGCCGAAGCCGAGGACTTCGACGAGATCGACAAGGCTGTTGAGCCTGTCATGAGCGACCTCGCCACCAGGGATATCTGGGTGTGGGGTGACCCCGACCAGTACGACGATGACGCCTTCGACCATCTGGCCGTGCTGCTGGCGAACGCCCGAGCTCGAGCCTTCGGGGCGCAGCCCGACGAGCAGAAGCGGCTGATGGCGGAGCAGCGGTTGCGCGGGCTGAAACCCACCATCCTTTCCGGCCGTACCCAAGAGATCGAGTATTTCTGATGCCGCCGATCAACTGGCCCACCAGCACAGCGCCAGGCGTCAACCCGACCGAAACCGGCGGCCGGCTGATCAATGCCTTTGCCGAGAAGGCGGCGCAGGGATCCCGCAGCGAGATCGTGTGGCGCCGCGTCGCCGGCCTTATCCGGCGCTTCACCACCACGCAGACCGCGATCCGCGGCGCGATCATGGTCGGCAGCGTGATGTACGTGGTTTCGGGCAACAAGGCCTATTCGATCACCAGCGCCTATGTGGTCACCGAACTAACCGGCACCGTTGGCGGCAGCGGGCCGGTAACGATGGCGCGCAATATGAAAGCGCCTGTTCCCGACGTGCTGATCGTCCATTCGGGCGGCATGTCATCCATCAACATTTCTGGTGCCTCCGTCGCGGTTTTCAGCGACGGCGACCTGCCGGCTGTGAACTCGATTTGCTTCATCGACGGCTACTTCATTGTCACGTCGGAAAGCGGTCTGGCCTACCAGTCGGGTATCAACGATACGACGTTCTCATCGGTAGACCGCACCGCCGCCGAGTCGGACCCAGACGGCCTCTACCGCGCCATCGCTGCCGGCAGTGACCTGATCCTGATGGGAACGGCTTCGCTCGAGTTCTATGCCAACGCCGGCAATCCGACCGCCTTCGCCTTCAATCGCGGCGTGGTCGTGCCCGTGGGCCTAAAGGGACCATATGCCGTCGCCGGGTTCGAACCTGGCTTTGCCGACACGGTGCTGTTTGTCGCCAATGACAACACGGTGCGGAAGCTGCAGGGCTACAACCCAGTCCCGGTTTCCGGACCTGACCTCAACCGCCTGATCGAGGCCGTCGCCAACCCGGCCGATCTCATCGCGTGGGTGTATCAGGCCGCGGGCCATGCCTATTGGGTGCTCAGTGGTCCCGGCTGGACGTGGGTCTATGACGTGTCCACCGGCAACTGGCACGAGCGGCAGACTTACAGCTTCGATGATTGGCGCTGCCGGTACGGTGTCAACGCTTGGGGCCGCTGGTTCACCTTCGATCTTCAGAGCGGCAACGCCTATGAGTTTGGCTCCGCCACCAAGCTGGACGATGAGGCCCCGCTGGTCTGGACGTTGCGTTCCAACCAGGCGCACCGCTTTCCCGGCCGAGCCGTGATCCACAAGGCCAGCTTCGATTTCGAGACGGGCGTCGGCCTCGATGCCGGTATCTCCCCGATCGAGACACAGCCTGTCGTGCGCATCCGCTGGTCCAACGATGGCGGGCGGAACTGGGGCAATCCGGTAACTCGGCGGCTCGGCACCCAGGGGGAAGTTGTGCCGATCGACATCAACAACGCCGGCTTGACTGGTCGCAACGGTCGGATCTGGGAAATGACGATCTCCGACCCCGTCGAGATCGCCTTCTTCGGGGCCGCCATGGACATTGAGGAGCGCGCGGCTTGAGCACTTCCGACAGTCTGCGGCCGATCCCGCGACCCAGTGAGCACCTGGTGGCGTCAGACGGCACCATGTCCAAGCACTGGTACGATTGGCTGAACCAGCTGGCGCAGAAGATCGGCGAGCTGATCCCGCTGCAAGGCTCCGCCAACTACGACCCGCCGAGCCTCGCCGACGGCGCCGGCACGACCACAACGGTCACCGTACCAGGTGCGGCGCTCGGCGACTTCGCATCCGCCGCGTTCTCGGCGACCACATCCGGCATCACCATCACGGCGTGGGTCAGCGCCGCGAACACAGTGTCCGTCCGGTTCCAGAATGAGTCCAGCGGCACCCTCGACCTCGCCAGCGGCACGCTCATCGCTCGCGTCCAGAAATAGGAGCCATCTATGGCTGACTTCTTCGAAACCATCGGCGACTGGCTCGGGCTCAATAAGGGCAAGGCCACACAGAAGGCGGCGGAACAGAACCGCGGCGTCATCGACGATCTTGCCGCCACCGGCCGGCCGATGATCGAGGGCATTCAGGACACCACAGGGGATTACCTCGATCTCGGCAAGCTCGGCGCCGGCCTCTATGCCGATGCATACGGCCTCAACGGTGCCGAGGGCGCAACGCGCGCGCAGGACGCGTTCCACACGGGCCCCGGCTACCAGTTCTCGCTCGACCAGGGCTTACAGGGCCTCGAACGCAATGCCTCAAAGTATGGCCGTTCAAATTCAGGCCAGACCGATCTGGACCTGATGAAGTATGCCACTGGCTACGCCGACCAGAACTACAACAACTGGCTCGGCGGCCTCGCCGGCTACAACGACATGTACGCTGGTGGCGTGGATCGCAGCAACGCAGCCGCTGGCCTCGGGCTCGACTTCGAAACCGGCCTGTCCGAGGGCTACATGGGCGCCAACAACCAGAACGCCGCCGGCAAGGAAGCCGGTCAGGGTGCGATGCTCAGCGCGCTCGGCACGCTCGCCGGTATCGGCGGGCAGGCATTCGGCGGCGGCGGGTTCGGCGGCTACGGCGGGTTCGGCGGCACTCGGCCGCAAACCGGACCGAACACCTTCAACGGCTCGGTCACGTACCGGTAGGAGCGGCGCATCATGGCACTCAACTATCCCGGCTACAGCGTCCCCCAGCCCACCGACCTGACGCTGCTCGACGTCTACGGCCAGTGGAACAAGGGCGTCGAACAGGGCAAGGCCGATCGGTACGAGCGCGAGGCTCCCGACGCCTTCGCCGCTTATGTCGACAGCCTCTATGGTGGTGGCGCTGCCAGTGGGGGCGCACCCCCGGCGAGCCTCGACCTTGTTGCCCTTGAGACAGCCCGGCGCGGCGGCGGCGCGAGCGGTGCGCCTCCGGTGGTTGGCGACGTCGCTACCGACTTCTTCTCGGCCACGCGCAATTCTGAGAGCGGCGGCAATCCCAACGCCAAAAATCCGAACTCGTCGGCTGAGGGGCTGTATCAGTTCCTCGAGCCGACATGGAACGGGCTGATGGCGTCGCATCCCGAACTCGGCCTGACCCCTGACGGGCGCAGTGATCCGGCGCAGCAGGAAAGAGCGATGCGAGTGTTCACCGCTGACAATGCCCGTACGCTGAAGTCGGCCGGCATCGGCATCGATCCGGGCTCGCTCTATGCAGCCCATTTCCTTGGCGCTGGGGGCGCTTCGAAGGTGCTGCAGGGCGATCCGAACAGCCCGGTGTCCGCGTATGTCAGCCCCGAGGTGATCACCGCCAATCCGCAGCTCGGCAACATGACTGTCGGCCAGTTCCGGGAATGGGCGGCGTCGAAGGGCGGCAACTCGGCCGGCGGGTATGCTGCGCCGACTGCGAACGTCGTTTCATCGGCCCCAGCAGCCGGCGGCCTGCCTTCGCGAGACGTCATGCTCCGGCTGTTCAAGAACCCTGAAACTCGTCCGCTGGCGATCGAGTTGGCAAAGAGCGCTCAAGCCGGCCGCGCCGCCAAACCGATCGAAATCAACAACCGCTTGGTGGACCCGCAGACCGGTCGCGTCGTTGCCGACTTCAGCGACGAGTCGAAGCCGCTCACCAACCTGGCGAAGCTCCGTGCCGACCTGAAGGCGGGGCGCATCAGCCAGCCGGAGTTCGACGCCGCGGTGGCCAAGGAAACCGCCATCAACGGCGGAACGTCGCTGCGGGTGAACCCCGAAACGGGCGAAGTCGAGTTTCAGCAGGGCGGCCCCGGCGGCCAGGGCATCAAGATCACCGAGGGCCAGAGCAAGGACATCAACTACTACACGCGCGGCATCGACGCCAACAAGCAGCTCCTGACCATGGACGAGCAGCTCACCAGTTTGCCGGCCGACCTCTCCACCAAATTCAACCCGTTGGGCCTCGGCAACTACATGCGGACGCCTGAGTTTCGGCAGGCCAAGGTGGCAGCGGATACCTTCCTCACCGCTATCCTGCGCAAGGACACCGGCGCGGCGATCACTACGCAGGAATTCGACATCTACGGCCCGATGTTCCTCCCAATTCCCGGGGATGATCCTGAAACGATCAAGGTCAAGCGCCGAGCGCGCGAGGTCGCGCTGCTGGGCATCCGGTCGGGACTTGGCACCGCTGAGGCCATTGCGGAAGCAAACCGCATCGCCTTGGGTGTCGAAAGCCCGACGCCAATTCTCGACGCAGAGAAGGACGGCGGGGCCCCGCCCGCTGGCTACACCGGAGACCCGGAGCTGTGGGAGTTCCTGAGCCCTGAGGAGCGTGCACTATGGCCGAACTGACCATCGATCAGCAGCGGGCGCTCGCTCTCGCCGAGGCGCGGAAGCGCAAGGCCGGCGTAATGACGCCCGGGTCGGGCGCGACTGTCATCGAGCAGAATGGCCGGCAGTTCATTGTGGAGAGCCCGGATGCCGGCGCCGCGCAGGACGCCGTTGCTGCCGGCAAGGTGCCGACCGGTGGGCAGATCATCCCGGCCGACCCCATGCGGGCCGACACGCCGCCCCCGCCGGTGCCGTACACGCCATCGCAGATCCCTGGGTTGTCGCCCGAGGTGAATAGCGTCGTCGCGCCCGTGGTCGATCGCGTGAACGCGCTCGGCACCACCTTCGCGGAGAACGTGCCTTTCATCGGCAGCACTCTGAACGAGCTAGGGCACAACGTTGACGCGGCCTTTGCCTCTGCCGTTGAGGGCAATCCGGTCACCAAGGAACAGCGCGAGCAGATCACCGAGGCAGAACAGGCGAAGTTTCCCGAGGCTTCAGTACCTGGCGCAGTGCTTGGCAATGTGCTGCCGCTGGCACCGTTGGCAGCGACGAAGGCCGGCCAGGTTGCGTTTGGGCTGGCCGGGCCGACGTTGGCGCGCTTGGGATGGGGTGGTGGGGTGAACGGGGCCATCGCGTTCACCGACGCCCTTACCGATGGATCGCCCCCCGAACAGGCCCTGAACGCCGGCCTCTGGGGCCTCGGCCTCGGCGCAGCGGGTGGTGCGGTTGCACCGTGGCTCGACGACTCCCTGACCGCGCTTGGTCGCCGGTTCTTGCCGAAGTCTGCGGAGCCGGCGGATAATCTTTCGCGAGCCGCCCGTGACACGATCATGCGTACCGGCGGCGATGCCTTCGGACCAGATGGCGTCCGGGCGCTGCAGTTCGGCGACGGTTCGCCAGCGATGCTGGTCGACGCCTCACCGTCGTGGACCGGCGTTCTGGATACCGCCGTCGCTCGCGGTGGCCCCGCCTCCTCGGCCGCCAAGGCGGCCATCGAGTCGCGAGCGGCGAACGCCAACACCACCATCAACAAAGCGCTCGATGACAGCCTCGGGCCGGCGCAGGGCGTGAAATCGACGGAAACCGGCTTGCGCACAGGCACCGCCAGCGCGCGCGATGCTGCGTATAAACGGGCCTATAGCAGCCCCATCGACTATTCGTCGCCCACCGGCATGCAGATCGAAGCTATGTTGCCACGCGTGCCCAAGGGCGTAATCGACCTCGCCAATAAGCTGATGCAGGTCGAGGGTCACCAGTCCAAGCAGATCCTCGCCAAGATCGCCGACGACGGCACGATCACCTATCTGCGCCAGCCGGATGTGACCCAACTCGATTACATCACCCGCGCGCTGAACACCGCGGCCAAGAGCACCGAAGGAACCGGCGCGATGGGCGGGATGACCGACATGGGCCGGGCGTTCGGCAACCTCGCTCGCGACATTCGCGATGCCACCCGAACCGCAGTGCCGGCCTATGATAATGCGCTGCGAACTGCTGCACACCCAATCCAGGAGCGCGAGGCGCTGCGGTTCGGCCAGGGGCTGCTTTCCCCGGGCATGGCCCGCGACGAGGCGCGTGAGGTAATCGAGGGTTTTACCCAGCCCCAGATATCGATGGTTCGCCAGGGCGTGCGTTCGCGCATTGACGAGGTGCTGGCGAACGTCACGGATATCGTCAGCAACCCGAACATCGATGCCCGCGAGGCCATCAAAGCCGTTCGCGACCTGAGCAGCCGCGCGGCGCGCGACAAGATCAGGCTGATCATGGACGATCCGGCCGCCAGCAATCGCCTATTCGCTGAACTGGCGAAGGCTCAGAAGGCGCTCGAGCTTCGCGCCAATGTGGCGACCAACTCGCGGACCTATGGTCGCACGGCGACGGATGAGGCGGTCAAGGAAGCGACTGATGGCGGAGCGTTCGGCGCGGTCCTGCGAGGCGAGCCGCTGCAGGCGGGCAAGCGCACGGTGCAGAACCTTACCGGCAGGACGCCGGCCGGCCAGCGTGCGATAGCGGATGATGTGCTGGCAGAACTGGCCAACACCCTTACGCTGCAGGGCGACGAGGCAATCGACATGTTGTCGTCACTGGCCTACCGCAACAGCCGGCCGCGCCCGCAAGGGATATTGCTTCCCGGACTGTCGCAGTCCGGAGCCCCGTATCTTCCGCCGGTTATTTCAAGGTGATGCGGAAGCGTGTGCCGACCAGGTAGCCGAAGAATGTCCCCGCGAAGGCGCAGAGCGCGACGGGCTTCCAGTTGTAGCCCGCAGCGACCCAGCCAGCGTAGAGCAGCACCGCGCAGCAGAGCGGCCCCAGCACCAGCAAGACAGGCGGCAGCTTCTCGCTCTTGCGGACCTCGGTGGGCTTCAGTTCCAGATCAGGCATAGCGCGAAAGATAGGCCCCGCCCGCTCGGGCGGCAATGGCCTGGCGCAAACACCCAATCATCTTGGAGAACCAACCATGGCAACGACGTGGCCGGGGTCGCGCATCCCCTACATCGACGCGGATGGCACCCCAATGGTGGGGGCGAAGCTTCGCTTCTACAACGCGGGCACCTCAACTCCCCAGGCCGTCTATGCAGATGGCGCCCTCAGCGTGGCGCGGGATCAGCCCATCCTTGCCGATGCTCGCGGCATGTTTCCGGCGATCTACCTCAACCCGACGCCGGGCCTCTACCGCCAGAAGCTCACGGAGGCCAACGACACGTTGGTTTTCGACGACGACGATATCGACGTGCCGCAAGCCGCGAGCTACGTGCCGCCGGATCCGGGCACTACCGATCCGACCTTGCTCGTCACCACCGGTATGCGCATCGGCTATTTTGGCACCGCGGCGCCGGCCGGCTGGGTCCGCGCGGCCGGCCGCACTCTCGGCTCCGCTGCTTCTGGTGCCACCGAGCGCGCAAACACCGACTGCCAGGCGCTATTCCTTCACCTGTGGACCGCCGACGCCACGCTGACGGTTTCGGGCGGCCGCGGCGCATCGGCGGCCGGCGACTGGGCGGCGAACAAAACCATTGCGCTGCCCGACTATCGCGACCGTACAGCCGCGGGCCTCGCGACGATGGGCAACGCCGACGCCGGCCTCATCGACAACGCCTTTGTCGATGCCGGAGAATCGTCCTCGGTTCTCGGGGCGACTGCCGGGCTGGATGACGTCGCACTTCTGAAGGCGAACCTGCCGAGTGTGACACTGGGCGGCACGGCCGCGAGTGCCGGCAGCCACGGCCATCCGACCTATGTGAGCACCGACAACGGCGACGCGGACGGCTTCGGCGGCATCATGCTCCGCGCCTTCGGCAACTCGGTCTTCACCGCTCATGACAACGTCACGCCGGACGGTGATGCCGGCGACCAGATCGGCATGGCGGGAGCTCACACCCATACGATCACCACCGATGCCCTAGGCTCGGATACGGCGCACAACAACATCCAGCCGACGATCTTCGAACTCGTCATCATCAAGCTCTGAGGTCGCCATGTACGAGCTGCAGTTCTTCGCGACCGATGATGCCGACTGGGCGCAGCGGGTGGATTTGATCGACGACGCCACCAACCTGCCACTCGCCACGGCGGGCGTGCTGTTCGAGCTCGAGGTGAGCGAGAGCAGCGCCCGCCGGCTGTTCGCCACCACCGCCGACAACAGCATCGAGATCCCCGAGCCGGGCACCATCCAGTGGCGCTTCAGCGTGCCGCAACTGGCGGCGCTCGATATCCGCAACACGTATCGGGTGGGCTGCCGGATGACCAATGGCACCGGCACGACACAGCTCTTCACCGGCACGCTGGCCTTCGTCGGGGGCGGGTTCGGCAGATGAGCGACACCATCACCCCACGGCTCAGGATCAAGGCGCAGCCCGAATTCGCGGTGCGCGCCAAGGCCGTCCCGCCGCCAAAAGTGCGGCTGCGCGTCGTGCCGTCGCTGCTGCCAATGCAGATTGAGCTGCAGAACACCGGCACGATGGTGCAGTGGCGATACCTCGGGCAACCGTGGCAAGACCTAATCGCCATCGACGACCTCGATACGACGGTAACGGTCGGCACCGTGACGACTTTGCCCCCTGGCTCACCGGCAACGGTCGTGAACGTCGGCACCGCGAAAGACATGGTGCTGAACTTCGGCATTCCTGAGGGCGTCCAAGGCATCCAGGGCATAGCCGCCACGATCGCCGTCGGCACGACGACCACCGTCAACGCGGGCGTCCCGGCGAGCGTCGCCAATGTCGGCACGCCGAACGATGCCGTCTTCAACTTTTCGATTCCGCAGGGGCCGGCCGCCACGGTGGCGGTTGGCACTGTCACCACGCTGGCACCGGGGGCCCCGGCCACAGTCGTGAACGTCGGCACCTCCGGCGCCGCGGTGCTGAATTTCGGGATCCCACAGGGCATGCCGGGCAACGTGACCGGACCCGCTGGCGCCGTCGACAACCGTGTCGCCGTGTTCGACGGCACCACCGGCCATCTGATCAAGGACAGCGGTGCTTTGCTCGGCAACTCCGCCTCACGGAACGTGGGTACAGGCGCCGGGACTGTCGCGGCGGGGGATGATGGCCGCTTCGGCACCGTCCCCGACGACTATGTCACGAACGCCAAGCTTGCCAACATGCCGAACGCGACGGTGAAGGGGCGCAACACTGCCGGCACTGGCGATCCCGAAGACGTGACCATGGCGCAGCTGAAGGCACTGCTGGCGCTGGTGCAGGGCGATATTTCGGGGCTGACGACTGGCAGCAGCCCCCAGTTCGCCGGCATCGAGTTGGGTCACGCAACCGATACCACTCTCAGCCGCGCGGCGGCCGGCGTGATCGCCGTCGAGGGTGTGCCGCTCTATTCGAACATCCCGCAGAACTCCCAGAGCGCCGCCTACACGACCGTGCTCGCGGACGCCCAAAAGCACCTTTACCACCCGTCGAGCGACAATAACGCCCGAACCTTCACCATCGCCGCCAATTCGTCAGTTGCCTATCCGGTTGGAACGGCAATCACGTTCATAAACGAAATCAATACGCTATCGATTGCGATCAACACCGACACTCTGGTTTTCGCCGGGACGGGTGCGACGGGTACGCGCACGCTGGCCGCCAACGGCATGGCGACGGCCATCAAGGTCACAACGACCAGGTGGTATATTTCTGGATCGGGGCTCAGCTGATGGTCGGGGTCTCCTTCCAGCCGCTGCTCGGCGGGGCTCGAGCGCCGTTCTCTTTGAGCTACGGCAGCTTTGGGTCCGTCAATCCGGGCAGCGGCACCAGCTTCACCGTTTCGTCGCTAGCCATCGGACCCGCGCCTGTCGGTGCAAACAAGCGTTATGTCTATGCCGCGATCGGATTGGCTTCGTCAGGCACCTTTACGGTATCGGCGGTAACGATCGGCGGAAATGCCGCGTCGCTGTTCGCCGGCCTGAATGCAAGTTCATTTGTTCAGGCTCAAATATGGGTCGCAGAAGTCCCTATCGGCACAACTGCCAATGTGCAGGTCACCACCAGCGCAAACACATTGTGCTGCGGCGTAGCTACTTATCCCGCACTCAATCCGGCAACGCCGAATGTACCTGACGCAATCACGACAAGCACATCGACCGGTTCGCCGCTCAGCCTGGATGTGAATATCGTTGCTGGTGGTGCCGCTATCGGGGCAGTTCAAGTTCGCGATACGTCCGCAACATCCGGCGGCGCATGGTCGGGATTGACCGAAACCGTCGATTCGGACATCCGAAGCACGGAATATTTTACTGTCGCGGGCGGAGGTTCGGCGGGGTCGCCGGCACCTATAACTGTCACGCGAACCGGAGCTGGAACTGACAGCCGGGCCGTTTCTGCCTCACTTCACTGAAAAAATGCCGTCAGCGCCAAAGCTCGCCCTGCGGCTCTTCATACTCATTGTCGACCACTTCACCCGCAAACCAGCCGAGGCCGACTAGGTAAATGACCGCGAAGGCCAAGCTACAGTAGGTGCCGGCAACACCAAAGAGCGCTGTCGCCGCCCCGATTACTGCGATCGGGAGCAGAGCCAGGCATGTGAGTATGAACGCGGCAAACTTGGTCGTTGTGACAAAGTAGGTGTTGAGTGGAAGGTCAAAACCGATCTTTCGCATATGGCATCTCCGCAATGCCTAACCTGTCGCACATAGTTCTCTTCTTGTCTCCATTGTAGCCAGCTGCAACCTGCTGTCTTCGCGCGGGAAATTCGCGCGCACATGCCATCCCCCCGAAGACCGGAGACTTTCGACATGCCCAGTGATGGCTGCACCGGCTTCTGGCCGCTCGAATGGCTATTCCCGAAGATCTCCGCCTGCTGCTCCGTTCATGACGCGGGCGGGACCGACGGCATCCTGCTCGACTGCCTGCAATCGGCATTGCCGCCATGGGCGTGGGCGATGGCCGCGCTTTGCGTCGCTCTCATGATCCTGTTCCGCCCCGTCTACAACTGGATCAAGCGCCTGCTGCGTCAATCCTAAGTGATGATGTCGCTGATCCACATCGCGGCCCACACGCAGGCCATCAGCATCAAGCTTAACCCGAGCCATGCCGCGATCATCCAACCGAGGCCGTAGCGTCCCCTGAGCATGTGAAGCCCTCGCCGCCCGGCAACTGGCGGCGATCCATATAGCGCACCGAACGCGCCGACTGACCATCCACAATCGGAGACCTGACATGAACCCCAACGTCCCCCGCGGGGCAGCGATCCTGCTCGACTTCATCGCCGGCCTCGAAACCAACCGCCAGGGTCAGGCGGCCTATGAAACGATCATCGGCTACCGCAACGAGAAGCCCGGCGCGCTGCCGAAGCCGATCACCGAGATGACCCTCGAGGAACTGCTGGCCGAGCAAAAGCGCTGGGTCCGCAATCTCAAGGCGCCGAGCGGCGCGGCCGGGCGGTATCAGATCATCCGCCCCACGCTCCTCAGCCTCGTCGCCGAGCTCGGCGTGCCGCTATCCGCCAAGTTCTCGCCTGACCTTCAAGACCGCTTCGGCCTCGCGCTGCTGAAGCGCCGCGGTTGGGGCCAGTTCGCCGGCAACACCCTGTCGCTGCGTGACTTCGGCAACCGCCTGGCGCGCGAATGGGCCAGCTGGCCCGTGCTGTCGCGGCAACAGGGTGCCCATCGCGCCGTCGAGCGCGGCGAGAGCTACTATGCAGGCGACGGCATCAACGCCTCGCTGACGAAGGCCACCAACGCCGAAGCCGTGCTGGCCGAGGTGCTGAACGAGCTTTCGCGCTCGCCAGGCGCTTCGACCCCGCTGCCCCGTCCGCAACCCATCCCCACCGATCCAGCGCCCGCCACCCCGCCCCGCACCAGCAAGGGCTGGGGCTGCCTCGGCTGGTCCGTCTTTGGGCTGGTCGTCGTGGCCGGTCTGGTTGCCGCCGCCTTCATCGTCCCGCTCCCGTTCTGAGGAATCCGAAAATGACTGCCTTTCTTTCCTCCGCCGCCTTCGGCTGGTTCCTGCGCCGCATCCTCGATTGGGGCGGCTGGCTCGGCGCCGCCTTGCTCGCCGTCATCAATTTCTACAATGCGCTGCCGCCGCCGCTTCAGGTGGCCGTCGTCACCATCATCGAGGGGCGCTGGCAGGAAATCACGCTGGGCAGCCTGATCCCCATCGGCGCCCTGATCTGGAGCCAGATCCAGTCGTTCCGCGCGACGGTGCGCCCCCAGGTGGTGATCGACGGGCAACAGCTGCCGATCGACAAGATGCCGAGCCGAGAGGCCGCCGGCGTCGAGGAACTGAGCCGCACCGCCCTCGGCAAGCGCGGCGAAACGCTGGTCGAGAAGCTGCTGAAGCTCAAGCTTGCGGGGAAGCGGTGATGCCCGGCCCTCGCTTCGACTTCACCATCAACCTCGGCCACGTCATCACCTTCGGCGGGTTGATGGTCACCATGACGATCGGTTGGGCAACGTTCGACGGTCGATTACGGGCGGTAGAACGCACGCTGGAGACGGCTACCGCCACACTCGTGGAGCAGGTGCGCCAAGGGGCGCAACTTGCCGCCGTGTCCGACCGGGTGACTCGACTTGAGCGTATCGCGGAAAGCCGACCGTGAGCACGGACTCGGCCCACCCCTTCACGTTTGCCCCACAATTTCGAGCTATCTTGTATTTTTGACGGCTGGGGATATACCTCTGGTACGCGAAGGAGTCGGCATTGACCTATCAGCCGAAAAAGGCAGCGCAGTTGATTGCGGCGCTTATCCTCAAGGGTGGCAGCAACTCCATCAACATCCTAAAAGCGGTGAAGCTGGTCTACTTGGCAGACCGCGAGAGCATTAGGCGCCACGGGTTCCCCATACTCGACGAGGACCGATACTCGATGCCGAACGGGCCTGTGAACTCGTTGACGTATCGGCATATCAACGGCGAGGTGGATCTCAGGGCGTGCGGTTGGTCAGACGTGCTGGAGGACCGGGCCAATCACAAGATCGCTTTGGCTCGCGCAATGACCGAAGACGACCTTGACGAACTTAGCGACGCGGATCTGGCCTGCGTAGAGCAGGTGTGGGCCCAGTTTGGACATATGGACAAATGGGACCTGGTCGAGTGGACGCACAACCCCGACAACGTTCCGGAATGGGAGGACCCGAATGGCGGGTCCACAAAGATTCCGTACCGTCGCATTTTGCAGGCATTGGGGGTTGAGAACGCCGATGAGGTCGAGGCCACGCTTGCGGCGCAGCGCGAGATAGATTTGGCTTTCGAACGGGCGCGAGTGCACTGATTGGTTCAGAAGGCGGGTACTCTTCTTATCCCGTCTGGGCCCCTGCATAATGCTGGCCGCAAACATCTACACGTTGTCTGCACCGACCCGTGCGACGCCAACTTGCAGTTGATCGTCTCGGTCACTTCGTGGACCAACAACCTTTGCGACGGAAGCTGCATCCTTGATGTCGGTGATCATGATTGGCTGACACATAAGTCGTGGGTTATGTATCGCAAAGCCAAGACGGAACTCGCCGCCACGCTCATCAGCGGCCTTGAGAAGGGGCTGTTCATTGCCGAGGCTTCAATGGCAGGACCAGTCTTCGACCGGGTTTGCTCTGGAATTCTGGCCAGTCCTCACACTCCCAGAGTGATGAAACGGTATTATCGGCGTCAGGTGGCACTGCTTTAGAATCTGCTAAGTCGCGGTCATGCAGGACTATGAACTCCCTCAAATCGCGGTCACCGAACTTATCCGGCTATCCAAGCAGGTCGGCACGCCGATCGAGGACCGCCCCGAGTTTCAGATCCTATGGGATGAGCGCCTGGTGATGGGTGGGGACAAGAAGCGCTGCCACATCACGCAGCGCGGCAAGAGCTGGCTGCAGCGGCGCGGGTTCATTCCGAGCTAGTCGGTCGGCCCCTTCACCAACCAGAACCGCTCGTTCTGCTCGAAGGGCTTGGCGTCGTCGTCGAGGCCGAACCACCCGAGCCAGTGCCAGTACTCCCGCTGCCGCACCACCGGATCATCGCTGGCGAAGGTCCAGCGCTGCACGCCGGGCTCAAGATACTCGACCAGCGGCATTCCTGGCTTCGGCAGGTCGCTCATTGCCGGTCCTCGCGCAGCACTCCCGAGCGATAGTCGGAGGCGATGTTGAACTGGGTGCTGACCAGGTTGAGTTCCTTCGCGATCGACCGCGGCACGATCAGCAGCACCTCGATGAGCTTGCCGGCATCGTCCCACGTCATCCGGCCGCGATACTCACCCTCGGGCAGCACCTGGCCGATGCTCGGCAGGTAGAAGCCATCCTCGAGGAAGGTGAAGGTCACGTCTTCTTCGCGCATGCCACATGGTAGCGTGGCACGGCCCAGACCCACAATCCCTCGTGGCTTGTTCTCGTTTCGTTCATGGGTGTATGAGTCCTAACCTCAGACGTTGGAGGTTACGATGCCCATTGAAATTCAGACCAACCAATCGGCCCGAATTCGACAACTGAAGCGGGACCATCCCTACCTCGAGCCGGCGGACCTGGTGGAAATGACTGGCTTGGATCTCAAGCTGGTCAAGGCTGCGCTGACCCGGCCGGAGAAGCCCCTTAAGCTCAAGAGCCGGCTAAAGATCCAGCGCTAGCGTTTGCATCATGACCTTAGGTGAGGCGCTCGAGCGAAACTGGCCGATCACCCTCCAATGCGATCGGCGCCGCGCTGGGCTGAAGTCCACACGCCCATGCATGCAAAAGGTCACGCTCGATCTCGCTTCAGTGGTCGCTGCGCTTGGCCCGTTTGTCCGGCTCGATGAGCTTGCCAGCAAGCTTCGCTGCCCCAGTTGCGGCACCGAGAACATCATCCTTCACATGTCCACGCCTCCGGTTGAGCCACCCAAGGCGGAACCAGGAGGGCCGGGCCGGCGGCAGATGCGCGGCATTCGTGCGGGAGAGGAGCACCTGGGCCAATACGCGGAGCCGTGGATCGTTGTTCACTGTCGGCAATGCGGCCGCCGCGGCGAGTATCGACGCGAGACTCTCCTGAAGCAATTTGGCCCTGATATCCGGATGACACTCCTTCACCCGAGGATCGCTGCCTGGCGCGGCTGTGCGTTGGCTCAGCGCGCTCTCGATAAGCCCGATCTCACGGTCGCGTTTCCCTGCAAGATTGCCTACGACATCGAAACGCCTGTGCCCGATGCTCGTCCGCAACGGCGCTCATTCGGATAGCCTCTCTCAGAACAGCGAAGGCTCAGGCTCGTCCGGCTCGGATGGTGGCGGATCTTCCTTCGGGCCAACCGAAACGACCTGCAGCACTCCGTCGGGCAGCGGCCGCTGTAGTTTCTGCGCCTCTTCCCATGGGACGGTCATCCATATCTCGATTTCCTCAGGCGTCCTGAGGATCACTGGCATGGCGTCTGGATTGGCGACGGCGACGATGTTGTTGGGATCGGTGGTGAGGAACGCGAAAAGGTCGGTAGTGACCATCCCCTCCGAGGTCTTCCGGACGCTGGTCCACTGCGGCGCGAAGATGCCGGCAAAGAAGGCGAGCGGTCGGCTGTCGTCGAAGGCGAACCAGGTGTTGCCCAGCTTCTTGCCGTCCGGGCCGATTTCGCTGCTCACCTCGGCGAAGCTCGTGAACGGCACGATGCAGCGGAACTCCGGCGCCAGCCATCGCTTCCAGTGCTGGCTCTTGGTGTTCCGCACGTTGTGAGTTCCGCGGTCGGGCTCCATGCGCAGCAGCTCGGCGAATTCATCCGCGCTGAGGTCGCGGCCCTGCTTCTTCGCGATCTTGTCGGCGCGGGCCTGCGCGGCCTGGTAGAGCGCCTGCGATGAGGTCGGCATGCCCCAGCGGACCTTGATCAGCTCACGAAACCCGGGCTGGTTCCGGATGATCGGCGCCAGCATGTCCGGATAGACACCGGTCTGCGGCGCGAGGTTGCCGATGTTTGCCGCCACATCGAAACGGAAAATGGTCTGCACCATCTGGCGGATGGCTTCAACGTTGGTGGTGATCGAGTAGGCGTGGCACATGGCCGGGGACGCTACCCGGCACGGCCGCCAGGTGGCAAGTATGCCCCTCCCTCTTCATCGGCGCCGGGCTGCAAGTATCCGTGTTCAGTCTCGCTGCTATCTCAGGCTGGCGAAGCCGCCGAATTTTGACCACCGGCCCTCCAGTAACCACACTCGGTCTTCCGCCTTTGACTCTTTCTTAACGAAGTGTTTACCTCCGGGTTGGGCAGGGGGCTCAAATGAAATTGCACAGTATTCTGGCCGTTTTTTCGGCCTGCGCACTCGTATCGGACTGCGCCGCATCTTCCAAAACATTCTACGCCGACGCGTCAAAGGTGAAGGATACGCAACTCTGCCGCACGTTCTTCGACGCCAACCAGGCAGGTAACCAACAGTTTGCTTTCGACCTTGCAACGGAGGCGCAGAAGCGCGGGCTAACCTCCGAGGTATGCCGCAAGAAGGTTGAGGCTGAAAACGGCGTGTTAGTCGCGACAGCGCTCGTGGCGACGGCTGTGGGCGTCGGAATCGCTTGTCAGAACGGGTGCAGCGGCGGCGGCTACAACGCCCCCAGCTACCGCAGTGCATCGGTGGATTACGATTGCGCTGGCGGCGGCGGAGATGGCCCCTACTTCGTCAACGGCCCCATCTACATCAACGCCTACGACGATCCTTACAATCTTGATGCCGACAATGACGGCATCGCTTGCGAACTCGGCGAAGGTGGTTGGGGCACGTAAACCCCTGTTGGCAGGCCAATCGCCTTGTGTCGCGTAAGCGCGTGAGTGGGGAATGGCGGGCCGGGGGCAAGTTGCGTTTTGGGTAGTCGTCTTGATCGTGCTGGCGTTCGCGTCTCAGCACGGAGCGAACAACCTTGGCCAACCGACTACCGTTCGCGACCCCGGCTCTGAAGTTGCGCCACGACCGAACCAGCCCTCAGCCCCTCCCCGGCCTTCAAAAACCCCTCAGACCGCCCCTGCAGCAACGAGGGTACCTGCCACCCACTTTGTGACGGTCGACTCTCTCCGGGTTCGAGATCTCCCTTCAACTGATGGCGGTGTCTTGGGTTCTCTGTCGCGCGGGGATACCGTTTCGGTGCTGGGGGCCGATGGGGCTTGGGCCTTGGTCTCGTTGGGCGCCGATCGTCGTGGTTGGGTCAACATGCAGTATTTGGCCGCGATCGGCACAGGTCCGCCTTCGCGGCCGGCGTTCCAAGCGCCGAAGACTCCACCGCCACCCAAACAGTCGAAGCCCGAACCGAAGGCCGGCGACCCCCTTAGGTCGGCATACGTCGGCACTTGTGACTGTCCCTATGACCGGAAGCGCAACGGGGCTCGCTGTGGTGGGACCAGTGCGTACAGCCGGCCGGGTGGACGGTCGCCAGCTTGCTACGTGGGTGATTAGGGCTCCCGAGCTTGACAGCCCCCCTGCCCTGTCGTCCACTGCCGTCGCGGCATAGTTCAAACTCTGGGGCGACGGAGATGACGCGTGGCCCTCAAGGTTGTCAGCAGCCAAACCTCAACCCAGATTGAACAGAAGCAAGCCGAGAGCGATCTCGAATACCCCTTTCGTATCCTTGCAGCCAACGTGCTGCGAACGGTTCGAGGTGCCGGCCGGCCGGACGAACTTCCCGGCATGATGCTGCAGTGCCTCGACGTACTGGAGAAGTACCGAAAGGTCCTCGGCCATTACCCGAAGCAGAAGTTGTATCGCCGCTTCCTAAACCTGGATCCGCCGCATTTCGACCCTGACAAATGGGCCGACGATCGCGAGCAGGAGGCGAACAAACAGCTATCGATGTCCGGATACCCTGAGCGCATCAAAGCTGAACTAATGATCCACCGCGGCGCTCTGCAAGTAGCGGCTTCACGGTTGGTCGACCAACACACTCAGGAGGTCCTAGGGGAGCACGAGATGTTCCAAGGGGTGCACCTCCTCAAGGACAGCCTTATCGTAAGTAATTTCTACTGGAGCCGGAGATGGGCTCGCGAGGAAGAGAAAACTCCAGCCGAAGAGCAATCGGAGGCGGACAAGCCCGATTGATCAGGCGAGCAGAACGGTCGCGCCAGACACAGCACATGTATTCGGCCCCGCCCCAACCGGCGGGGTTTTGTTACCCGCGGTTCGCCGTAGCTTCGTAAACAAACGGGAGGTGAACGGCTGGGGTAATCCTCGGTAGCGCTCCTCCGCTACCAAAATTCAGTACGCAGAATCAATAAGTTAGTGGAAAGTCCGGACTCTCAGGCTAGCACTTTCGCGGGCATCGGCAGTCGCCACGATTTCCCTAGAGATTTCCGGCTTTTTCCAAGGGGTCGCCGCGCCTCCACGCGACATGAGTGCGACATAGACGCGACATGGAAAAGGGCTAAGTGCTTTGGAATCCGGGCGTCTCTGGCCACGTGCTGTTACTGCAGCGACGTCGCGCGCATGGCGCAGATATCTGCGGCGTGAACCACGACCATCTCCCCGCGTCCATCATTGACTTTGAGGCGCATCATGTGACTTCGGTTGCCGATGCCGGTGAACGCAAAACGAAGGTTACGGACCTCGCTCTCCTCTGTGCGACCTGCCACCGACTCCTACACATCATCGCGCGCGGACGCGCTTGGGACGACCGGTGATCAGACGCCAGCCACGTTGCCGAGGCGCTACCGATCCGGGGGAGCAATGGCACTCCCCGCGCAAAGGGAAGCTTTGCCTTAGATAAACCCATCGGCCTGAAGCAATTCCCTAAGAGCTTGCCCCTGCGGGGTATTCTGTTCACGGGGCAGGAATTCCTCGAGCGGTATGTCTCGGTTTTGCCCTCCGGAGGATAAGTTGGGCCGGTGGCGCACTGTGGTCCCAACAGTGCCTCCGACCAACACCCACTCATCCCCATTCTCGCTCCGGTAGAAGACGATGTCGTCGCCAGCATCCGAAGTCAATTTTTGCTCCTTCGAATCTTCTGATTGAAGCGGCCGGTAACGGTTTCGTCGGGATCCTTCTTGAACGGCCGCTGCAGTGCCACCTTACGGCTGACCTCGACCGCTCGTTCAGCGACCGGGTCGATAGGCTCTGGATAATGAGTGGCAGGCTCCTGAAGCTGCTTATCGAGGTTGCGGCGACGCAGGCATACCTCAAGCGCGCGGAACCAATACTCCTGCTCCCGACCGTTAGGACGACCATCGTTTTCCCACATGAAGTAGGCCGTGTCCCGGACCGATTGCTCAAAGTCGGGATCAGTCCAAGGATCACGCCGCTCACCAGACATGATCGAATCCTTCCGTTCGCAAGTTACGGGAACGCGGGGTTCATCGGTGATGGATTGGCATCGCCAACCTCGTCTTCGTCCCTCTCTGCTTCAACGGTATCCTCCTTGATCCGCTCAACCTCTTCAGTACCGGGCTGTTCCTGCTTCGACCCGTCCGGTCGCCGGCCCAGGTCATCAATATTGTCGTCTATCTGGCGCTTGGTCATATCGCCGATCTCCTAGTGCTTCTTGTCGTGCGGGCCGGCGTCGTTGGCGCCGCGTTGAATGGAGCGATCTCCAGTAGAGATGTTGTAGGCGTCGCCCGGACCAGGCTTCGGGTAGCGTTTTGCTGCATGCTTCAGCGTCTCGCCCGGCAACGATGCATCGGACCCCTTGGTGATTTCGTCCTTGTTGATGAGCCGCTGTTGCTGATCGTGAGTGTGCTTGCCTTGCTTTTTTGGGGCTTCCCGCGGTTGAGTGGTCGATTGCTGGGCCATTGTCGGTCTCCTTTCTCAAGAGGAAACGCGTTGCCTCGCGATGGGTTCGCGTCAGACTGGGCGATGCTCGCAAATCCCCCTCGACAACAGGTCGCCAGCACCACGCCACAGTCGCCGGAGCCAGGCAGCAGCTGGCTGCACCGCATCTTTGGTGAGCATCGCCCAGCTAGCAACTTCTCGACGAGCCCGAGCGGCTCACCTCAATCGGACAGTCGCCCCCCTGGTGGTTTTGCATCAACTTCACACCACTGAAGATAACGCCTGCGGCAATGAGCGCTACAGAGGCGGCACGCAGCGTCTTATCGAAATTGGCAAACAGGCCGTAACCGACCACGCCTGCCACCAGCATGGCCATCGCCGCCCACCACGGCAGTGCGTATGCCACCAGAAGCAAGGCGGCCAAGACGCCAAACGTTGCGAGCCATCCCCACATTTGCACCCCCCAGGCGTCCGACCTTACGGCGTCGAGCAGAATACCCACAAGAGCTCGGGAGGAGACCGTTTTCTGCGCGGTCACGATGTCGTCGTGCAGCTTCACCAGGTCGGGGCTTGCGCCGACCGTCTGCGCAACGTCATCGGTGGTCGCCGGCGGCATCATCGCCACTGGCTTCTGGACGTGGATCAACTCAGGTGGAAAGCCGCCGGGTTAGCAGCCTTAAGTTCGGAACCGGATCCTGCGATGGAAGTTGTCTGCGCCGAGGGCAAAAAGAGGAGAAGAACCCGATGAAAACCATTGCCACTCTCATGATCGCGGCAGCTTTGGTGAGCGCCCCGTTTGCCGCTGTCGCCCAGGATGCGAATGCGACGACAACGACGACCACGTCGACGGACGCCGCAACCGCAGGCGGGAATATGAACTACGGGTCGCTCATCTCGAGCCTTAATGCGGGGAAGATGGCTGATATCGGCACCTTCACCGCGACCTCGAAGGTGAACTGCGTGAAGGTGTCGACCCTGAAGGGTGACGCATCAGCCGACGCCACAGCGCTCGATAACGCCCTGACCAAGAACTCTGCTCAGGTCGCGGGCCTCAAGACCTCAATCGAAGGCAATGCGGATCTCAAGACCAAGCTCGAGACCAGTAGCTGTCCGATCGACAAGATCGTCGCCGTCACGACTGAGACGGATGGTTCGTTCACGGTCTACGTAGACGATCGCACGTAAGCGAACATATCCCTACGAGTGTGGCCCCGGCTCCCTTTTGGAGGCCGGGGCTTTTTGCATTTCGGGAATCTGTTAGGCGGCATGCAGGACTACGACCTTCCGCAGATCGTGATCGACGAACTCATCCGCCTGGCCAAAGAGGTCGGCACGCCGATCGAGGATCGGCCTGAGTTCCAGATCTTGTGGGATGAGCGGCTGATCATGGGTGGCGACAAGAAGCGCGTGCACATCACCCAGCGCGGCAAGAGTTGGCTGCAGCGGCGCGGCCTCATTGAGTGA